ATCATTACCTCTTCATAACGCCCACGTGCAGGATCGCATTGGACTGTTTTGACTTCAACAGGAGAGCTAAATATATTCTTGACTGTCAAATCAGGAACATGCTTGGCAACAGCATCCCTAACAGGGAACAATGAGTCAATTTCAGTCTTAGCATTCTCCAATCGCTTTAGAAGCGCAGGACGTATTGGCTTCCCCTTCTTGCGGCATTCCATAATCTCTGAAACAGTAGCAGGGCCAAACCCCTTTATCTGAGTGAGTGGTCCCACAAGGAGGTGTCTGCCTTCCTTTTTCGTTGGAACCCACTTGTCTGTAGAAGCTTCCGCATCAACAGGAATGTAATCAACACCTTCATCCCTTAGCTCCCGCAACATAAGGATTTGCCGCGCTGGATCACTTTCCGCATCTAATGTTGCGGCCGCAAATTCTAGGGGATAGTGAGCCTTGAGGTAACAGCTGTAATAGGAGACCATTCCATAAGCAACAGCATGTGAGCGGTTGAATCCATAGGAGCCAAAAGAGCATAAGTCATCCCAGAAAACATCAAGCACATCGCGCGGGATACCCTTCTTTTCTCCTGCTGTCTTCCACTTGTCCCCGTATTGATCGAAATACTCCTTACCCAAGGACTTGGACATTGCCTTACGAAGCTGTGTAACATCTTCCCAAGTCAAATCACCAATGTCCTTACCTATCTTCATGACTGTTTCTTGGTACATGACGATGCCTAGAAAGGGGCGCAAGTATGGCTCGAAGATGGGATGTGGTGCAGTGAATTCTTCTAGGTTCATGCGCCGCCTTACCCATTGTTGAGCCCTTCCTGTTGACATTGGACCAGGGCGCGCTAGGGCAATAATGCTGATGATGTCTTCAATGTCCTCAATGACAATAGATTTTACCAGTGATTGGATTGCCAATCCATTGAATTGGAAGATGCCACTGAAGTGAGCCTTGTTAAGAACATCGAATGCTTTCTTATCGTTGGTAGGAAGCTTTTCAAGAAACCCGTTGCGCGGCTCCTTGCCGATTAGCTCTAAGGTGCGTTCGAAGATTGATAGCTGAGTTAGACCTAGTGCATCGATCTTGAGAAAGTTGTAATCCTCGGAATCACGGCCATCGCACATGATAGACTTTGTAAGGGAGTTGACTGCGACGTATTTGATGATTGGTTCTTGAGTGATGACAATGCCAGCTGCGTGTTGTCCAGGGTTGTTTGGGTGACGGTCCATCTTTGCTGCGATTATGATCTCTGGATATTCGGTTAGGATGTCGCGGCCTGCTTCTGTATCGTTCAATGTGTCCTCAATGGCCTGCTTAGCACGCGAATCACCGTCAGAGCGGTCAATGATTGAGTCGATGACCTTGTTCATCTTCCATTTAGGTATTTGTAGGGCCAATGCTGCTTGATTCAAGGCTGAACGGGGTTTGAAAAGGCCGATTGTTCCTAGACGTGCAACACGGTCCAACCCATATTTCTTTTCCGCATAATCAAACACAAGCGAGCGCTTATCATCGCTGAAATCGATGTCGATGTCGGGCAAGTCCTTGCGTGTGGTATCGATAAAGCGCTCAAACAACAAGTCATACTTGAGAGGATCGATTGTCGTAATATCGAGCAAGTAGCAAACGAGAGAGCCGCAGGATGATCCTCTTGCAGGCCCAACAATCATCCGTTCCTTAGCCCACTGGACCATATCTGCAATGATGTAAAAGTAATCCTCGAAATTCTTGAGTGTTATCATTTCTAGCTCACGCGTGAGCCGGGGACCATACACCTTGTCCTTGAGGTTTATACCTAGGCGCTTTGCCCCTTTCTCACACATCGCTCTTAGTGTCATTGGGTGTTCTGGGATTAGAAGGGTTGCTTTCTTGAGCTCTGCCCGGCATTCATCGGCAACAAAATTACGATTTTGTAATGCCTTCTCCGCCTGCGGCTCAGAACAAATCATTGAAACAGCTTCCATCCATTCCTTGTCTGAAAGAATGTGTTGTGGATAGCTTTGGCTATTGTTGCGGCGTCCCATCATGACGCGATAGAATTCACGGTCTTCAACTGTCGTGTACAAGTTATCGGAAACAGCTAGCCAACGGAAGCCGCCCAATTGTCCTGCCTTGAATTGTCCTTTCGGAAGTGAGGGAGACAAACCCAAATAGAAATCAGGGTCATCAGCATCACACTCACTTAGGACAGCAGTGTGGCCTGCTATACGAAAAAGCCCTTCAGTGTCGAATGCTTGAGCATAATCAATTGTTGGTTGTTTTCCGGGATTGGCTGTTGCCAGCCCAATGAGCTTGTGAAGAGGCTCTAGATCATTCTTCGCAATAAATGTCCAATAGTCAATGTTTGGCTGCTTCTCCCCTAAAGAAGTGACCACACCAAGCTCAACACCATAGATAGGACGCAATCCGAGTTTCTTCGCGGCCTTTGTATAGCGGTTAAATCCGAATGTCGAGTTGCGGTCTGTGATTGGAGCAACATTCCAACCTAGCTCCTTGATCCTCGCTAGCACATCCTCGATGTGGCCTGTTGCCACACGGAAACTATAGCCTGTTCGTATTCTCAAGATGCTTTCTCCCCAATAGGTTTTTGATGAAACTCATCAGGCAATGGATAGTGAATTGTCAACATTGAAATTGAAAGACCATAGTGAAGATTAGACACATTGTATGCCTTGACGTAGCTGTTGCTTTGTCCTCCAATCACAACCTCTCCATGAGGCCAAAACTCTGGAGTGTATCCGCCCTTCAATGTTTTCTTCCACACCAACATCGGAAGCTTCTTATCAACCTCTTTTGCTGACGCAGCATCCGCAGCACGCGGAGAAGCGCCTGCAATAACTTGCGCAGCTGCTGGAGGAGGGGGATTGATAGGGAGGGAGCCTGCTTCTGTTGCGGGAGGGGGCTGTAGCTTATCGATGTAGTTTTGAGCCCATTCCCGTATCTTTATGAGTTCCCGGCGCAGTTTATTGAGATCAATGTTTTCCATCATAGCTCTCCCAACTTGTGTAGTTCGCAAATACAACGAACAAGGGCTGCCACATCGACCTTTGCCCTGTGCGCTCCGCTGAATGGAGTTTTGAATAGATGTTCGTGAAGCTTCGTTAAAGAGAGGCGATGACCACGCAAATGAATCGTTTGCTCAACTGTACACAAGCGTCTTGGCCAAGCTATCTTTTGCTCCAGACGCTCAAACTCGATGTCGACCATGTCCATGTCGAATGATAGATTATGGGCGAACACGAGGGATTGTCCTTCAATAAACTCCTTGATTCTTGGAGCAACAAAAGCAAAGACAGGCTCATTTGCCAACATCTCATTGGTAATCATGTGATGGCTGATTTGTTCTGCATTCATAGACTTACGTGGCTTGATGAGTTGATTGATCTCCCGGAACATTTCTCCACTGACAGGATCGAATTCAACTCCATAAAACTCAACAATCTCAGGAAGCCGGTCTAGACTCAGCTTCCGGTTTTCGACTAGGCCAGTGGTTTCTGTATCGAACGCAAACCAACGCAGTTTTGGCTTCTTGATGACAGGCTTACTGACTGTCACTTTCTTGATTTTCCTTTTCATGGGGTTTTCTCCAGTTGAATCATAAGCATAAGGTTCATGTGTGAATGCCCCATGATGCAAGAGTTATTGATCCTGAGCCTCCACTTTTCCTCCTCTAGCCCATTTACAAGGTTCATGCTGTAGTATTTCTTTTCAAGCACATGAACAAAGGTTTTCTCAGTGAAGTACAACTGATTGTTGATGTCGTGAAAGGCTTGCTCACTGGCAAAGTAGGGGACAGCAATGTTAACAAGCCCTTCTGTCCTAAGAACGCGCTGAAACTCACGAAGCTGAAGCATGAATTGTTCGCGTGTCAGAAATTCGAGGAAATGATATGTGATGATCCCATCAACACTTTCATTTGCAAAATCGGATAGCAAAGGGGCTGACCACCCTTGATCAAGCGAAAGGGGGATTGTTCCTTTGATGAGCTTGTTGCCTGCTCCAATGTTGAGGATGACTGGACCGGAAAGAAAATTCCAATTTCCAATGTCTCTCAACATTGCTGCTTCATAGTTCTCTTGAAGGGAGAGGGGGAGGTTAAGAGAGAAATTAGACATTCTTTCCTCCTGCGCGGATTTCTTGATCCATCTTGGCTAGCATTTGTAGATACACAGAACTGTCATCAAGAGAGTCATCATGCCCGCCCTTCTTGAACATCTGTCCGTAGCGCGTCATCTTGACCACACTTATGAGGAACATGGAGAAGCGATTGAAATCATCCTCGCTCTTAAGCTCAAGGCCATGAGGAAACATTCCCAGCATAACCTTGCCGAAGAATTTGTAGTTGTCCCCATACACTGCAGCCCGCTCATCAAACAACGCTCCCAGCTTCTTAAGGCTTTCAGCGACAGGGTGAGATTGTTCAGACATTGTTAAGCCCTCCTCATTGTGTATTGCATTACGTTCAAATTCATCCCCCTTAGCTCAGCACAAACATCCTCGCGATCATCAATGACCAGCGAAATGTTCTTGAAACCTTCAGGGTAATTGATCTTGATGAGGTGTGCTTTGAGCTTTGGCGTTGGCTCAAACAGCATATCCATAGGACGCATAAAAAGCTCATCCATTGGGACATAGTGCTTAATCATCCAGTCCATAGTTAGCTTTCGCCATTTCTCAGGCCGTGCAGTCAGGCCCACAATGTGATAACTACCGGCAAAGCAAAGAGTTTGAAGCATGGAGACAATTGCAGGATTTGGATTATCCTCCCGGCTCGCATAGTGATACGAATCATAGTCAGGAGAGGCCCCAGACAACATATTGTCCCGCCAGAACGCATCAGAGATAACGTGGTCAATGTCGCACAGAACAATACGCCTATTCATTGAATGCTCCTTTGTTGTCTGAAAGAACTTTGAACAAATCATTGAAAGCCCTTCTGAGCTTTGTAATGATATTCCTTTGCTCATTCAGCTGATGAGTAACCTTGACCCGTTCCTCGTGAAGCCAGGTTAAGGCTTGCTGAGCATTTTGAGGTGTGAAAGGATGCGTACAATCACAAACCTCGCACATGTCAGATTTTTTTCTCACGAAGTATTCACAAGCCAAATCGCAATAGCAAAGCAACAAGGGATCATCTTGTGTTTGCGATCCTTCAACTGTTGGCTTTTGCTTAAAGCCATTTTCATCTGTGCCGATCATTTTGTTCCCTTTCCTTCTGCCGCCAAATCTTAATCCCTTTGGCCATCAAGTGTCCCCAATAAACAATGATGATCAAAGCAAAGCCCCAAGCCCAATAGGATACTACTCCAAACACCCAGAACAAGAAAGCGAGGTAGAATGGGCAGGCAAGAATGAGAGCATTGATGATGCCGCGAAAGAAGCTTAGTCCATCGTTCCTGTTTTCTAGCATCGTTTCAGCATTTTCTTGTATCACTTCGCTTCGTATAGCGCTCCGCTTCCCTTCCTTCTTACCCTATCCCTCCCGGATAGGCTCGAAAACACACCTAGGATCACTCCCTATAGGGCTTTCTCCCTCTAGACCTAGGGCGGGGAGATTTCCGGGATTACACATTCCTAGGTGTGCGGTAAGGGGAGCGTTTCCAGGAGCGGGAACGGATAAGACTAAGAGACCACATCCAAACTTCTCCACTATTTGGCCAATCCACAAAGGACCAACGGCACTTGCGGTAAGCGTCAGCAACTCCCGGCTTGTTCCATTGAGCGACAAGAGCAATAGCAAGTTTGGATTGTGGCCGCAATTCATGGATCGCCATCCTCATCTTCTCCTGCCCAAACAGGGGGCATTGTTGGCTTTGCGGGAGGAATAGCAGTAACTGGACAAGGGGCTTCTAGTTCGCTCTCCCCCTTCCCGCACTTACGGCAAAGCCCTAAGACAACCTCGCCATTGCTGTCGAGAATGCTGGTTGGGCAATCCTTATCGCCTGTTTTGTATAGATCGTGACCCAGAAAGGCAGGCTTGTTGAGGGTTAGAGGCTGATCATTCTTAAGACGATTCAAAACCCGTTCAACATTGTCTGAATGTGAATCAATCTCGTTCATGAGTTGAGACCCAATGGCAAGATCATTCATGCTGTCGCAGTGCCCTCCCTGTTCAAAATTGAAAGCATAGCGATTGAGTTTGTAGACCAGTTGAACGAAGTGAGAGAAGCGGTTGAACTCCCTTTCTGTATTGAGGACTATGCCGTTTGGAAAGAGAGACTTTAGCACTGGCCCCATCTGCTTGTAGCTGTCGCCGTATTCGCTGGACTTAGCAATAAATTGGTCCGCGATCCTTGATAGGCTTTCGCCGACTGTCTCTGTCATGATTCGAACCTCTGTATGAGTTTCCAAAAGTACCCTGACTCAGCCCGCTTGTCGAAGATAACATAGCGATAGGTCCGTTTCTTATCGATCAAGTATGCATTGGTATGAGATTTCGTTCTGACATCCATGATGAGATTGGTTTCCCCATGCTGTTCAATATAACCCTGGATGTCATCACAATGCTGTCCAAAATGAGACAGGTACAACTCGGAAAAGTTGAATGGGATGAGCTCGTGAAAGGTGTCCTTTCGATTAGGATAGTGAAGATATTCCCGCTCCAGCCCAGTCAGGTAGTCGAACGCTAGATAACCAACCTTATCCTTGATCTCGATCCAAGGTTCAGAGCTATTGCGGCGGAAACGTCCATCAAAGACAACTCTGTCTGTAACAGAACACTTTTGTGCTTGATATTCCCACTCATACAAGTTCCAGCATCCAAAGGCAATTTGCTCGATCTTATCGTGAAGAGATACTTGTTCCATGTTAGCCCCCTATTACATAGTTGTGACCATGATTGTGAACAGATGCGCTGTGAAATAGCCCGCAGATAAAGTCAGCAGTCAATCCCACTTCCATTTCTCCCGTTCGAAGGCGCGACAATTGATAGGCGCGGCCCTCCTTAAACGTCATGCCACGAAGGGGAGGGAACGCCTTGTCAATGTAATTGCTGATTCCTGTGTTCGCAATCTTCCCCGGCGATACGGAAAAGATAACACATTCTTGGGGCTTGATCTCATGAGCCATCTGGCGCACAAGCATGAGCTGTGCTGCCTTCGATAGATTGTAGGCTAGGGAGTGTGTGAACGGTTGAAGAGCCGCATCACTGACAATATGAAGGGCAAGTTGTAATGGAGAAAGACTATTGCCCATCAGGAAACGGTTGAGATAGAATTGAGAGTAACAGTTCACATACATCAACTCAGAAAGCAAGTCCCCATCAACATCCTTGTGAGGAGCGATCTTGTTTAGGCCGGCAACGTGAACGACGGCGTCAATTTGTTCTTTGCCAAGTTCATCAATCCATTTTCCTTTGTCTTTCAAATTAACTTGGATGTCAGCATCCGTTCCAGGCACATCGAGCGTCACAACATTATATCCGTAAGTGTCGGCAAGACGATTGGCAATGTAGCTGCCGAGTGTTCCCGCGCCGCCCGTAACGAGAACTGTCTGAATGTTAGTCATCTTCTGTCTCCATTGTGTAGATGTATGAGTGTGGCGGATGAGGCTTGTTGGCTTTTAGGTCAATGATGCTTATCAGTTTCTCCGCCTTTATCAGCTTCTCCGCCTTTATCAGCTTCGCGTTGCGAAAGTCCATCTTGCTGGGTTTCCCCTTCGCCATTTGCTTCTTTTTGAAGATTGCCTTGCGCCGTCTTGGATTGACTTTCTTCATCGATTTCTCCGCCCTTGCTCACGATCCTATCCAACCGTTCCACCTCAGCAACAGCAAGCGCAATCCCCTTAATTAAATCGCGCCGCCGGTCAGTTGTCTTCCACCACTTCTTATCGAATGGCCACCATGATGGAGGTTGATTGAACTCTTTCCGCCTTTCACGCTTCTCCGTGGACCAGCTAGCGCAATCGATATAAGCCGCCGCTGCAATTGCAAGGCTTCTATCAGTACGATTGTCATCTTGATTGGGATCGAAGCCTTCAACATCAATCTGGCATTCGCGTTCCTTGGCGATGTCGTTGAGGACTTTGTAGGTTGTATGAGGGGCGGTCATCATTTGTCTCCATTGAAAGGGTTTGTAGCGAGGGAAATGGGCACAATCGCAAAGATCATCCCCACAGTAAGCAAGGCACTTTTTCCGGGAAGGAAAGAAAGGAGCAACAAGGATCATATAAGCTTCTCCATTGTTGCAAATTTGTAACAAGCAGTACACAAACGCCCGAAAGGCTTTGATAGAGGGTCATCCGGGTTATAGAATTTGCGGCCGCAATTCTCGCAAGCACTCCCAGACATCTTGTCAAGTGAAGCAGAATGCCGCAAGGCAAATTGAGAAACATTGTCCTTGAGTGCCTGCTTAAAGAACGATTGGCGTTTTGAGAATGTCTGGCTCATTCTTTCCCCTTTATCCATGCTGAAAAAAAGTACACAAAAATGTAACAGAACAATCCTACCCAAAAGAGAGTTGCTAGAAACTCACTGAATGGATAGTCGAACGGAAAGTGAAAGGACAGGTCCATCAACCCCAAGCTCCCTTGAGACGGTCTAACTCCTTGAGTGCATCATTGATTCTTGGCTTGCTGAATGGCGTTGCGCTTCCGAGCGCTTCCTTGAGAATGGTATCTAGCATAGGGGTTGCCGTCCGTTCTGGGTAAAGAAAATCCCTTGTCCAAGGCATAACGTGCATTACACACTCAGCCATCTTCTTGTACACTGAAGTGTACTCGCCTTGAGCCCGTAGGTTGTCGCGCTTTCCTGCTAAATCTGCGAGGGTCCGTAAGTTGAACTTAGCAATGATGTTGGTGCTAATATTCGTTGGGAGAAGGCCACGTGCATCTTCAGCCTCAATCCCGTTCTTTCTTAAGTCCCTATATGCCAGGTCAATGAATTTCATAGCATTGTCCCAGCAAGCAGAAGCCTCGCTGTTATTCAAAACAGAGACAGGCTTAACATCTGTAAAGCCGGACATGTCAACGCTGCGCTGTGATTGTTGTGCATAGCTGCCTGTCCTTGTACGGACGAATTGATGGGTAAAGGCACGTGTAACCCCAACAATCTGGAATGTGTAATCAACAAACTCCCATGATGAACGGATCGTGTTGGCGATGTATTTGAGTTTCTCCAGCGTTTCAGCCTCGCTCATAAGCATAGTCTTTTCGAAGCTATCTGAACCTTGCTCTAGGCGAGTGTCCTTCGTGTAGCAAAGAAGCTTCGCAGCATACAACTTATCCGGGTGACCGGCGCCAGTGTAATCAATAAGAGACACTCTCATGTTAGTTGCTCCCATTGATGATTGGGTTGAAAGGTGGCTTTACACCTTGAGATTGATTCATCATTTGAATCAATTGTCCAGGAGGAAGGCCAGCTGCCATGCGAAGGTTTGCGACAATGTAGGATTGCCCTGGAACCCCTAGCAACATGAAGGGAACTTGCTGAGTGTTTATCCGAGTTAAAAGCTTGGCAACGCTCGCAGCATCGCCAGCGTGTTGTGTTGCGCCTTTCATCGTTTGCTCGAACATTTCCTTGACTTGTTGTTCGGGGATGATGAGGATGGACTTGGCCGAAAACTCTAGCATGATGAGCTCCTGTTACTTGATTTTCTCTGCGTTGCGTTTTTGGAAGTGGGCCTTGTCCTTAGATAGGACGCGGTTGAGTTCCATTGACTCAGCACAATCTGCATCGTGCCCAATCGAATCAGCAAGTGCCAAAAGAGTTATCCCAACTCCCCCTAGCTCTTGAATTGGCGCTCCGCTCTTGCGCTTGTAGACTGCATTAGCAACCTTGATGCATTCGTGCTTCGATAGATTGAGGGATTGAACCAGTTCAAAGGCTTCCTCAATAAAGCGCAAGCAACGAATGCGCTGGCTTTTTGCTTGATCCTTTCCGAAGGTTTCCTCAACCCATTCAGCAACAGCACGCTGACGCTGCTGACGGTCAATCATTCTTGATTTAGGTTCAATCACTAGCGTCTCTCCCCTTTTCAATCATCTTCCCTAGCTCAAACTCCTCTAGGTCATCTACATTCAGGCCTAGAGAATGTCCGAGCGTTAGGAGCGATAGCCCAACTTTGCCGACTTGTTGCTTTGTACTAAATCGCTTTTGATGATAGACGGTTTCGAACATCTCATTCAGTTTCGCCCGTGAGATATTCATAGAATGAACAAGGCGCAGGGCTTCCTTAATGAAGCGCATCACCTGAATGCGATCATTGTTCAGCTTCTCCTCCCCAAACAAAAGAGAGAATTGTTGCGCGGCTTTGATTTGCCTGTCCACTCGATCCTTCATCATATTGTTTTGTCCAATATCTTATGGAATTGCTCTTTAGTCATTGAAGAGAAAGCCTTGTCCATGACCTCCCGTTCAAGATTGCTGAAACCAGAGCCTTGATAATAGGTTCCAATTTCCAATGGCCACTTGCGGTCGCAAATAGGAGAACCACAATTACATTCCATCCAAGTCAGCTTCATCTTACCACCATATTCCTTTCATCAAGTTCTTAGGTGTCGTTCCAAGCGCCAAAGCGAAAGCTTCAATGTTGTGAAGCAGGAGCCGCTGTCTTCCTGATTCGATGTTTGTGATGGATGTTCTATCAAGACCAACCCGCTTAGATAGATCACCCTGATTCAATCCTAGAGCTTCGCGGATCATGCGGATACGGATACCAACGGATTGATGGACAGCTTCAATCTTCTTCAACATTCTTGTAACTCCCATATGTATCGTTCATTGAGCGAAGCCAAGCTTGAGCCGCAAGCTTTCCGGGCGGATCGAAGCCAATAACATCCTCCGACATAATCCGGTTCACTTCTATAGCAACAGCTGACTCATCATGGCTGGTGGCTTCATAATACATTGCTGCGAGTTGAAGATGATGAACCATCAGCTCAAGGGCTTCATCCCTCGTTACACGCGGGGGAGAAGACAACAACAGCTTACCATCTGCCTTATTGGGTGGCTGACGGTGGCGTGGGGTCTTGTCGAGGGAAAAGCGAGTGAACCCTGAAGGTTTGTTGAGGGAAGAACGAACGGACTTTGGTGGCTTGGGCAAATTGTCCCGGCAAGCTTCTCCAGCATAAGCACCACAGCGAATGCATTCTCCATTCACAGTTGCCAGGTTCGATAATTGACGGCAAGGTTCATCGCTCATTTCACTTCCTCCTGTTAATCTCATACAAGCTACTACCATTGAACCAACGTTCGATGAGCCGGACATCTTGAACAAGATCATCCAGCAACAACGAAGGGCGCCACGTAGCAAAACGTCCAAGACTATAGATATTGAACTCACGTGTTGCCCAACTCATGAAGTCCTTCCGCACAACATCGCTGATGGGGAGTATCTTGTGATACATTTGATCATAAATTTGAAAGCTTCCATCCTTAGCTGAAGCCTCATAACTCATTCCTAGGAACAAGAATGATTGATCGATCATCTTCTGTATCAATGCTGGGGTTGCTTGTTCCTTTGTCATTCCGGGAAACTCGATGATCATTTCATTTCCCGTAATCGATATGCGGCTCATTGGATATTCAGGATTAGTGATGTACAAACTCACATAGGCATCTGTTGCATACAGCTTCACCTTTACATTTACTCCTCTTTGAGACGGGAAAATAAATGGAGAAGAACCTTGGCCCTTATAGTTGAGAGCGTTCATTAGCATCGGCATTGGCATCGTTGAAATGATCGCGATGCCTTGCCTCTTGGCATCTTTGCTTGGGCCAATCAAATCTTCCTGGGGATCGAAATAACTTTCTCCAAAACGAAACTGTTCTCCCGGAATCATTTGATACATCTGGGATATTAGGTTTTGAGGTGCAATGTAACGGTCTTCACGCACAAATGAGGAAGACACTACGCTGCGATCACTCGAATATTGTCCTGTGTTCTTGAATGAGTATGCAAGCGCATCCGCAACAGGATTGGTCCAAGGCAAAACCGTCTTGATCATTGTTACCTTCTTGAATGGAATGCCTAGGACATCCCCAACAATAGGCGAGCGGAAGCGAAGGACTGCGGAGTGATTGTTTGGAAGGGTGGGTTGTTTCTCAAAAACACATGGCTTGTAACGGCTCAACATGTTGGCTGCTAGAAGGCCAGCCATCCCTGCACCAATGATTGAAACTTTCATTTTTGCCCTTCCTTGTTGATGAGCTCCGCAATATGAAATTGCGTTGAAGCTAAAATCTCTGCGCCCGTTTCCTCGAACGCTTTTGCGAGAAACCCCTTGGCGGGGGTTTCTTCGATGGACCCTTCTGATGGCATCTTTTCAACTGCATCCGCAAGACGATTGATTGCCTCGCCAACATAGAGGATCGCATCAATCATGTTGGCCTCGCCAACATTGAACCCCTTGAACCGCAAGGAGTTACGGTTAGCCAGCGTGCTCATTGGGATTATCTTCCTTGTAGACCTTGATGAGGTGTTCGAGTGCGATATGACCTGCGTGAGTTGAGCAATAGTGATTTCCATTGATGCAGTATTTGGCTTGGCGCTCGCAACGGTAATCGCGTTTTCTCATATCCCGGTACATCTTTCCAGAATAAGAGATTTCAGCCTCGCAGCGGGGTTTCGATCCCCGCTTGTAGTAGGCCAGCAGTTGTTCAACATGTAGAAGGGCTATTCTCATTGGTTGGTCCTTTTCGAGAACCCCTCCCGCATAGATTTGGGGAAGCGGGAGGGGCCTATCAGCTGGAGGCCCCAGTTACATTAGGGGCTTTCGATATTATTGCGTTTCAGTGTCCTGTGTTACAAAACCTAGCGAGCGAGCGGCTCGCCATCGCTATCCCGCGTTATGCGGAATTGGAGTGTTCTGGGGCATTTGGGTCCTTGTAGAGGCGTGCACGGACTGCTGCATCCTTCGCCTCCAGAAGCTTTCGAAGCGCAACAGTGCGTTCTGGGTTACGGGGAAGGGAAGTGATAAGCTGATTCGCAACAACTTGGAATTGCATGGAGATTTCTCGGAGGGGTAGTGGAAGGTGATTCCATGCAAAGAATTGAAGGATAGGCTCCTTATCCATTAGACCCTCCTGCCGCTGGTTGTTGCTTCACTCGCTCCCGGCTTATCACCTTTCGGAACAGTCAATGGTGACTTGTCCATGTTCCAATCGATGCGAGGGAAATCGAACCAAGCACCCTCGGCTTTCTTTCCATCACTCCCGACTTGAGGCAAGAGATAGACCTGATCGCAGCCAGTGATGTGGACTGTGTATGCAACCAATTTGCCCTTGAACCCTGTAATAGAGTCAGCTCCCTCCCTGCCCATAAGGGCATCAAGGGCAATCAATTGCTCACGGATAACACGTTCAGACATTTCATTTCTCCTGTTTGTTTGGCAGGGTGATCTTCGCCCGCTTGCCTGAAAAGATAGTCATCAGGTCAGTTGGGATGGGCTGCGCATCAGCAATGCGCTTGCGCATGAGTGCGGAAAGAGAGATTGGATTAACACTTTCCTTCGCAAGATAGTCCACCTTCAGCTTCTTCATTTCTGAAAGCAAGACCTTGAGTGCAGCCTTATCCTTGCTGTTGAGCTCTGCCTTGATCGCTACCTTGATCAAGGAATCAGCGCCATTCTTGCGAAGCCAAGCCATCGCTGCCTTGCGCCTGGCCTCGTTTTCATCATCATCAGGCGGAAGCGTAGCCGACACAATGTCCTTTAGCTCCACTTTTACGCCTTCGATTGTTTCGAAATTCTTCGATCCGGCAGACACCATGATGTTTGGTATCCGGTTCTCGATGATCTCACGCAGCTCCTTCTTGTATCCCGCGACAGCCTCTTCAAGGTTCTCGATAGACCTCATGAGGTGAACTGCTGAATCCACAGCCACACTGATCTCGTTGAGCTGGGAATTGCTTGGGGTTGTCTTTCCAAGAACGCTTTCAAGGTCTTCATCATCCTGTGCACGCTTGCTCTTGCTAGCGTTTACAGAAGGCCTCCCCGGCTTTTGAGCCGGGGAGGCTTTCGGGAGTGGCCTAGACATTACATGCGGCCGTCGCCGTCGCTGCGATCCTCGCCAGCCTGTTCAAGACCGGACAAATCACCCTTGATGAGGCCGCTGGAGGCGGCTTCATAGAAGGAACGGGCCTCAGCCAATAGCTCCTTGCTCGGATCAAGTTCAATGATGGTATCAGATGGATCGAATTTCCAAGTGTACCAATCACCATCATTATTGGAAACCTCAACAGGTTTCGCAATCCAAGAGCGATAGAACATTGGCGGCTGGAACGTTGACCCGTCCGGCTTAGGCACCCGCTCGCCCGTCAGCGCATTCATCCAGTTGCGGCTCGCACGCAATCCAGTCGACGACAACGGAATAAAGGAACGCCGGTAATTGGCGTCCAGATTGAGGACGAAATAGGTTGCCGTTTCAGCGACATAGTTGCCGTTGGGCAGAACCATCTTGCGCTTTTCATCCTGAGTGCACTTGTCGAGGATTGAGCGGTCTGTCCCGTAGTTATTGACAATGCCCTTGCCTGTTGAGCGGGGTGCCCATTCGAGATGAATCATCGCATAGAAAACAGGAATGATGCGAAGCTGCTCCCGGAAAATTTCACCAGTGCTCACGTCGCAAAAATCACCCAGCTGAGCATCTTCCACATAGTTGGGTTTCTTCTTGTCCAACTGTGGGGAAAGCTTTTGAAGGATCGTGATGCGTGGAACGGAAACATCACGTGCAGTGACATTCTCGAACCCAGAACGATCCCCTTCAAACTCTTCATACGCAATAATGCCGCTGGGAGCGGCTTTCTTGACTGCTGGAAGATTGGGAGTTGGTCCTTTTGTCTTTTCGGGCACGGGTTTCCCCTTTGCCACGGGTTTCGGCGCTACCTTAGCCATCGTCTATTCCCTTGTTTTGTGCTCCCGGAATTAGGAGCGGGAAGAGGTTACACGAAAACATTGAAGAAAGTCTATTTGATTTATTTGTGGGCTTAAGTGATTCAATATTCGTTTCAATCGATACTGATTCCCTCCATGTCGTTACGGTATTTTCAGGATTTCTAATGAAGTAGCAATTTTTGAAGATTTCAGAAAATAAATTAACCCCTCTTTTTTCTATCATTGTTTCGTTCTAATAGTAGCGGCGCGACAGGGAATCATTCATCCCTAGAAAACCAAGAGGACCAATCCATGGCTCGCAAACCGAGAGCACCAGAGACATTCAACTACAAATCGATCCCTGCCCTAGCGGCTTATATAGACCGTGTGGGCGCGACCATGATGAGCTACCGCAAGTACATGGTGCGTGAACAATTGGGAAATGGTTACTACAAAGAGGTAGCCATCATCAGGATCGATGAAGAACACATCATCAATTGCACTCACAAGGACTACGCGCCAACGAAGAAAGAAGTGGAAGAAATTGCAGCCGCAATCCGGGATGTAAAATGGCCTGAACATATTGGAGCGACAGAAGCCCTTCTAAGATCATTGATGAGTGTTGCTCAAACTAACCTCGATATGCTCTTTGTGTTCTGGAACCGTCAAACAGGGCTCATCGACTTTGTTCAGGAGCGCCGCAACCACAAGGACGGGACAAAGGACTATTTCCCATGGACCTATTATAACGATGGCCGTTGGAGACAGATGGAGCCGCCCGATAAGCTTCCACTTTGGAAGCCTAAGGTCAAGCGCTCAAACAAGATCATGATTCACGAAGGTGCTAAAACAGCACGCTTCGTTGAAGAGCTATGTACATCAAAGGAAAAGGAATATGCGGCCATCCGCACAGTCCATCCTTGGTATGAAGAGCTCAAGGAGTATGAACACTGGGGACAGGTGGGTGGAGCCCTAGCAGCACACCGCGCAGACTACCGCGAGGTAGCGAAAGAGAAGCCAACAGAGGTTGTCTATGTATGCGACAATGATCCGCCAGGAATGAGGGCTGACTCTGATGTGAGCAGGGCTTATGGCGGGCTGCTCTACATTGTGAAGTTTGACAACCGTTGGAAATACGGATTTGACCTTGCTGATCCTATGGAGCCGGGGAAGGATTGTGCCCGCCTCTTCAACAAGAAGGGGAAATACATTGGCCCCTCGATTAAGCAACTCATACAACCAGCAACATGGGCCACAGACCTCGTGCCCAATCCAAGCGGAAAAGGCGCAGCGCAAATCCGCCTGAGACCAATTTTCCTCGAATCAATCGAACATTCAGTGAAGCCCCTCTTGTTCGTGTTCAAGCACCGCTATGACCTGATCTATAGTGCTGATGAATTTGACAATGTTGTCGCCCCCTTCTCCAACAGTGTGAACACCAGTTCAATCGTTCTAAGGGACAATGCCTCGAAAGCTATTCAGCTAGACTACAACCCATCACGTGAACCAGGCATCTACGCAACATCAGATAATAGGAGAAGGATCAACACTCACATCCCGACTAGCCTTGTGGCTAGGGAGGGTGATGCTTCGACATTCATTGAATACATGGAGTATCTCATCCCAGAGGAAAAGGACCGGATCGAAACGCTACGCTATATGGCGACGCTGGCGCATCACCCTGAAATCCGTATCCAGTATTCAATGCTGCTCATATCAGAGACTCAAGGTATCGGCAAAACAACGCTAGGCGAACGGATCATGAGGCCAATCGTGGGCATGAACAATTCGTCGGTGGTGAGTGGGGAAAGCCTTGTGAATCCGAATTTCAATGGCTGGGCAGCGCACAAGCGCCTCATCATCTGTAATGAAATTTACCACGGACACAACCTCAAGGCTTATGATAACCTCAAGTCAGTCATCACAGAGGGGACTATCTCGATCAATGAAAAGTTTCAAAAGGCATATGAGATAGACAACTGGGTCCACGTCATCGCCTGCTCTAACTCGCTAAAAGCCTTGAAGCTTGATGAGAATGACCGCCGCTGGTTTATCCCTAGCTTGAACAATACAAAGAAGCCGCCCGCGTACTGGGAGCGCTTCTTTAACTGGCTGGAGGATGAGGACGGGATCAGCATTGTCTATGGATGGCTCAAGAAATTCCTATCCCCCGCTTCCGGCAAGGATAAGAGCATATACACAGGACACTCCCCTATCTATAAAGGCGACATGCCCCCCAGCTCCTCCCTTAAGCAACAAGTGATCAACGAGAACCTTTCGAAGGGGCTTCTCATGGTTGCAGGCGTCATCGATAAGGTCAAAGAGGATGCTGAGGCTAAAAATGAGGAAGTGTTCCTGATTGATTCACAGCTTCAAGACCTAATCCGTAACAAGATGTATGATGGGCGGCACAATGACCGGCTCGAAAGCTATTTGACCATCCGGAAGCTGGCCTTGAACAGGGGGTGGTTTGCCAGAAATGGTGAGGTAGGAATGGCACAAAATCCACAGTGGAATACCCGTGGTGTCCGGTCAACCATCCTGTACAGCACGGCGAAATTCGCCAAAACCAGCTGGATAGACCTTGTAAAAGAGGGGCGGAAGCCTGCCGATCTCACATGGTTTAGCTCCTTAATGTGATGAAATTAGGGGGTAGAAATTGTGAAAAAAGGACGAAAAATGCTGATTTTACGCATCTCAATTCCGTAATGTGATGACAATCAGCTTCGGATCGTGGTCCATAAAAGGAGGAGGAACAATGACTTAATGTAATTTGTCGTAGCGTAAACCCTTTCACCCCCGTTTATATCTTTCTATATTCCGGCTGAAATGTTAGAAAGAGGAAGGGTATAATATTAGAGTAGAGTATAGAAAAGGTAAGAACGGGGGTGAAGGGTATTACGCTACGACAAGTGACTCATAACAGATAGGAGTTTATTATGCGTCAGTACGTGAAGGAAGCCCCTCGGTTGAATGAAAAGAAATTGCGTAGCTGGATACGTCAAGTCATGTCCTCCTACACAACGTGGAAATACAGCACAGACAAGGACGTGATTCAATGGGTTGAGCCTTCCATGGGATCGACAATTGGACTGCCAGACATGCTGCTGAAAGTTGGAAAGTCCCGCATTCCTGTTGAACTCAAATCTTGGTATTACAGAAAGAATCAAAAGTTGATTGTGAAATCAAAGAGACGTGATGGGAGAAAAATCATCAAAAAGATGCTGCCTGAAGAAAACAGGGTTGTCGCAAAGATGAGGCCTGCTCAAGTTCGCTATCACATTCTGTCCTCCCGTAGGGGAGAGAAAACAGCAATAATGTTTTCATGTCATATACAAGGAATTATTCATTGGGAGGTTTATGTCATCGCGGGAAAGCATTGTCCGATGGGGGATGAAAAGATCGATATGAGTAAAGCAGTTCAGGTTGGCAGCTTAAGAGATTTGCAAGGGGGCGATGATTCAATTAAAGCTTCCCGGCTTAAGATCATCAAAACACTATCATCCCCCTCTTTCTGGGAGTGAACAATGAAACAGCATTGGGCAATAGCTGTTGTTGTCGCTGGAAGGGAGCGTGAGATTCAAAATGTTTTCGCTGGAGAGTATAAGCTTGAATGTTGGTATCCAGTTGGAACGGTAATCACAAAGCCAAAGCGGAAGCATCAGCCTATTCATATCAGTCAGCCTGTCTTTGCGGGATATATCTTTGTGACGTACCGGCCTCTTATGCTGATTAGCCTGCTTCACGAGGGGAAGCTTAAGGGCCTGTTGGGCTATATACAGGACGGGGAGAATGTGTTCCCCCTTCCGGGAGAGGTTATCGCTGACCTAAAACGCAGGGAGGACAGTGGGGAGTTTGATCAGTTAGTCGCTAAGGCGAAAGAGCGGAAAAGCTTTGTGAAAGGTGATAGGGTATTGATAACAAATAGTGTTCTGGGATCGCACATAAATGGAAAGGTTGGTATTGTACAGGAGAATTGTCTCAATAAACAGAACGTCTCTGTTATTGTAAGCGGCTTGAAGCTTCGTATGTCAGTTGCTTTCGCGGAAAAAATCGCCTAAAGGTCTGGCCCCAATAAGACGGCTGTTGGGTGATCCTGTAACGCTATGCGGCGAGTTGCGGCCCAACCAACCAAACTCCTACATTTAGGGTGTGGTCGTTGTTTACCATCTGAACAACATCAAGAAGGATCGAACTCAACAAGTTGAGTTCGCAAGCCACATTGCAGCAAGAGCTACAATGTGCACCTGAGTCCAAGAACTACTTCATCAAAATGCTGTTCAATGTCAAATGCAGTTACGCGCGATGGCGCGTGAAGCTTTGCTTTGAACCATAACGAAAGATCATCATCAATGAAACGTATCCGGCGTAAGATCAATCCTGGTCACGTTGCTCGTTCAGCAGCAACAATGACCATGAAGGAACTGGCTGAGGCAACAGGCAAAAAGCCCAAGGGCGATTGGACTGATAATCTCCGCCTCGATCAGGTCAAGTTCTGTTGGGAGTATTTCAGCGATTGGGATGCAACACTCGCGGTTCAGCGCTCTAACCTAGCGGGCCTTAATGCTCAGAGGAAGGATTGCTACACCAAGGGGGTTCAGTATCTGAAGGATGAAAACGTCCAAGATGCTATCCAGCAATTTCGTCAAGGCGAGAATGAACAATATGCTTCTCTCCGTGTTCGGATGGTTGATGAGCTCACAAAGCTTTCCTTTTACAACACTGGTGACTATATCGCTATCCGTAAGAACACCGTTCAGATTCACGACACTGTTAAGCTTGATGAACGGCAAATGCAAGCCTTCAAGCGGGTTAAGCAGGTAAAGGGCAAGTCCCCCTCTATGGAGGTGGAGTTTCATGACAAGATCAAGGCAATGGAACTGCTTGACAGGATGACGGGCGGGGGACAGATCGGGATTCAAAACAACGTCAACATCAATGGGGGTAAGGGCGGCATTGCCGTACAAATCTCCCCGATGGAGGCGATGGCAGCAGGGATCGGTACAGATCACATTCAAGAAGGCGAGTACACGGATGTGACACCCAAGACCAATGGATCATCCCATTGACTGCCTACAATAAGATTGCCTTGGCAGACACTGATAAGGTCTTGTCAAGGATGTTGGACGAAAACCGTCACTTGTGGTCCAAGAAGAAAGGCTTGGTTGCGAAGCCACGTGGTAATTCGAACATCGAGGATTTCCAGAAGCAAGGTTGGGCAGCATTGTGTGATGATGAATCCACTCACATATTGCTTGCAGGCGGTGCGCGTTCCGGCAAGACCTATCTCATCATCAAGTATTTGATCATTCGTGCTTTCTATGCCCCGGAAGGCTCGCAAGTTATTCTCCGCTTCCGCTTCAATCATCTTAAGGCATCGATCATCAACGATACCTTTCCGTCAGTTTGCAAGAATGAGTGGCCGGGGGAACGCCTATTCTATTTTAACCGCTCTGATTGGTTTGCTGAGTTCTCCAATGGACACAAAATCTATTTTGGTGGACTGGATGACAAGGACCGGACAGAGAAGATTTTGGGACAGGGTCACCTCACCATCTTCAACAATGAGATTTCCCAGATCAGCTATTCCTCCCGCAACAAGGCGGTAACGCGCCTGTCGCAGAAGATTGCTGTACCGGGATCGCGCTATGGCTACATGCCACTCAAGGAGATCAATGATGAGAACCCGCCAATGGAGGGGCATTGGTCTTATCGTCTTTGGATAAAGGGGGTTGATCCAGCATCAGGAGCGCCAGTCATCAATCCCAAATCCTATCGTCACGTGTTCATGCAGCCAGCGAACAATCCTCATATCCCAGAGGCCACCAAGAACATTCTCCGCTCATTGCCTAAGCGGGAGCGTGTTAGGTTCTGGGAGGGTAAGTTTGGTGAGTCAACGGATAATCCCCTCTGGACGTATGAGTCCATTGAAGCATCAAGGATTGAGTTTGCTCCTAAAACATTGACCAATGTCGTTGTTGCTATTGATCCGAGCGGCACGAAGGGGAAAGAGGATGAGCGGAGCGATGAGGTGGGGATTGTTGTTGCCGCTACAGATATCAATAGCAATGTCTACATTCTTGAAGATGCCTCAGGGCGTTATCCCCCTCAAGGGGAAGATGGATGGGGAGCTATCGCCACTCGCCTGTATCACAAGTACAAGGCAGACCGGATCATTGGAGAAGTGAACTTTGGCGGTGCGATGGTTGCTGCTGTCGTCAACATTGCTGATCCAGACGTTCCCTTTAAGGAGCTACACGCATCAAGAGGCAAGGCAGTCCGTGCTGAGCCAATCGCAACGCTGTTCGATAAGCGGAAGGTCTTTCTGGTTGGTAACTTTCCTGAGCTGGAGGAGCAGCTGTTACAGTTCTCTAGTTCGGGATACAATGGGGAAAAGAGCCCTGACCGTGCTGATGCGATGGTTTGGGCCGTTAGTGATCTTGCATTGGATTTGATTTCGGGATTGGGGCTGATGGAGTTCTACCGGCAGAGCAATGACTCTACTTCAACGCCAACGCCAACGCTTCCTTCTCCTGATGTCATTCAGCCATCTCAATCCTTCCCACATGTTGTGTCATTAGAACGGGAAGCTATCCGGCCTTCGAATGAAATGATCATGATGAGTGCGCCGGAAGGAATAGCTGGTACATTCTATTCACGTTCAGGCCGTGTATACAACATCGAGGATGGAACAATCAAGGTGCTGCGTAATTCATCACAAGAGCTAGTTGACTCTGGATTCAAGGAAATTCTCTGATGGCAAAAGGCCAGCGCAACTTTCGCCTTCCAAATCCTGGCGGGACACGCGACACTCAGGACCAAGGTAACAAGCGGTCCTTGACAGTGAACAGTGGCGGCAATGACTATGGTTTCATGTCATATGGAACTACGGTCAGCCTTGGCTTTACTCCTGGCATTCAGCAAGGGAATGGAGCGGATTGGTTTGGGCCTCTCAACCCAATGTCGCCAACAGCGCCAATCGAGGTGGAAGGACGGCGTTTTGATTTCCCCTCTGGCTACAATCTCATTCAAATTCCGCGCGCCTATGAGTCAATCAGCTTCTCTGAAATGCGTGCGCTTGCGGATGCTTATGACATCTTGCGGCTTGTTATTGAGACACGCAAGGATCAGATGGAAAAGCTGAACTGGTCTATTCAGCCCCGCAAGAACCACAAAGGCGAACAGATCAATGATGAGGATGACTCTGCCATTGTGGAGATTTCCCGGTTCCTTGAAAGGCCTGATGGCAAGAATGACTGGGGTGCTTGGCTTCGTGGTATTCTTGAGGACATGCTTGTCATTGATGCTGCCTCTCTCTATTGCCATGAGACATATGGCGGAAAGCTTCTTGGGCTCGAACAGATCGATGGTGCAACAATCAAGCGGGTCATTGATGATTGGGGCAGGACACCTGAGCCCCCTGTCCCTGCCTATCAACAGGTTCTCAAGGGGCTGCCAGCAGTCGATTACACTGCAGATCAATTGATCTATCTTCCACGCAACGCCCGCGTCCACAAGGTGTATGGATACTCGCCGGTGGAACAAATCATTATGACAATCAACATTGGCCTGCGGCGCCAATTGTTCCAACTTCAATACTACACTGAGGGCAATATCCCGGAAGCGCTCGTGGGAACACCTGAGATGTGGACCCCAAAACAGATCAAGGATTTCCAAGACAACTTTGATGCAATGCTTGCCGGCAACATGTCCAATCGCCGCCGCATCAAGTTTGTTCCGGGTGGTGTAGCAAAAACCTTCATTGCGACCAAAGAGGTTGAGCTCACTGGAGTCATGGACACGTATCTTGCGAAGATCGTGTCTTTTGCGTTCTCAATCTCCTATGCGTGGATCGAAACGAAGATGAACCGCGCAACAGCAGACACAGCGCAAGAGGTTGCACTTGAGGAAGGCTTGAACCCAATCATGAACTGGGTCAAGCGGTCCATTGACCTTATCATACGCAAGTATTGGCCATCATCCAAGCTTGAGTTTGTTTGGCTTGAAGAGGAAGATGTTGATCCAGTCAAACAAGCCGATATCATTACGAAGCTGACCAATGGTGCGTTGATGCGTCCCAATGAGGGGCGCGACAGGCTTGGTTTGCCGCCTGATCCGAAGGGGGATGAACTCCGCTACAACGGAACACTTCTCAAGACCTCAGCAGAGGAAAAGGAAGCAGCAGACCAAAAGGCAGCGGAAGCCGCAGCAGCATTCGGATTGCGTCCCAATAGGAGTGATGACCCTAGCGGGCGCAAGGAGGGGGAAGCCGCTGAACCCGCCCCAGGGGCACCGAAAGCGCAAGCCAACGGAAATGGTAGCGGTGATTCGCCTTCCCCCTCCAATGACAAGGGAGGCGATGCTGAGAAAGCATCGAGCACCTTTCGCAAGCGGTTCAACTACTACAACCCTCAAGAAGGCTCGCACAGTCATCGCCATGACTCACCGCACAAAGGCAGTGAGCAAAGGGGAGAAAGCCCTAGGCCGTAAGCTTCGCCAGAAGCTAAGGCAGCTAGGGCGTAAGGTCATTGTTGAGGTTCTGGCGGCAATCCCTTCTGATTTACTCGGCAAGGCAGAGAGTGATGATAACGCAAGGATCGCAAGCGATGCTGCGCAACGCGCAGCCGATAACCTTGAATGGGACATTCTCATCAATGCCACTCAAGAGGAAATCGAAGCAGTAACAATCGATGGCCTTAAGCAGGCGTTCTTGCGTCTTGGCATTTCGGACAGGGACATCACTGATCAGGTTTTCGAGGAAGCCCGTGAATGGGCAAAGGACCGTGCTGCTGAGATGGTTGGCATGCGGTACAATGATGATGGAGACCTCGAACCAAATCCAGATGCAGAGTACAATATCACTGAGAGTGCCCGTGATGACATTCAATCGAAGGTGACGCGCGCCATCGATGAAGGATGGAGTTCTGATGACCTTGCTGATGAGATTGAGTCTGTTGGCTCCTTTTCCCCGGAACGCGCACTCATGATCGCAAGGACAGAGATTATCCGCGCCAATAACGAAGGCCACATGATTGCGTTCCGCGAAAGCGGCGTTGTTCAGATGAAAGAGTGGTCAACTGCGGAGGATGGCGATGTCTGTGATATTTGTACGGAAAACGAGGAACAAGGACCAATCCCCTTGGATGACGTATTCCTATCGGGAGACGATGCAGCTCCAGCTCATCCGAATTGCCGCTGCGTCATTGTCGCTGTTATTGCGGATGAAGCACCAGAGATTGATTCGCAAGGTGGCGCGTAATGTCCAAGATGGCAGTTCTGATTGAGGATAGCCTTTGGGACAATCGATCTATTCCAGGGGCAATCAAGTACTGGACTGTTGAGGGATCAAATGAGATACGTGGATTCAACTTCACTTGCCCTTGTGGCTGTGAAAGGATTGGGTCGGTACGTTTCGAAATTCCGGGGAAGCGTTCAGGCTGGTGGTGGAATGGAAGTCAGCACATCCCCTCCATCAAGCCAAGCATCAATCTACAGATCGATGATGGAAATGGCGGGTTAGTATCTCATTGGCATGGGTTCTTGACTGATGGAGTATTCTCCTGATGGCTTTGATCGTTATGTACACTTCGGTTCCGTACAGAACGTTCATAGTCAGTAGTGAGAACGTTTATGTAAGTGACCGGTATGGATTGATCGAGAATGTTGTTAGCTTATCAGATCAAAATGATTTGCTGGCAGCAGGATGCGTCACGATTATTCCAGTTCCAACTTACGTAGTTCCAACAGGCATCACGAAGCAAGCAGCACAGAACATTCTAGCTGGACAACCAGTCATATCGAACCTAACAGGCCAGCTAATTCTCGCTCAAGCTAACTTCATCAACAATTGTAAGGCCCCAGTCATCGCAGGGACTTCAGGGAACATAGGCCAATCAGTTCAGCTGGCAGCTTCCTATCTTACGCTGAGTGATTGGAGCGGTGTGATTGGCTCCCCTTCGCTGATAGCCAATGTGATGTATTTCCTCTCTGCCTCTGTTGCGGGAACAATGACAAGCACCCCTCCATCGGCAGCCGGGGAGATTGTACTGCGTATGGGATTAGCGATTGATGGACAAACGCTCGCGATCCTAACCAACAATCCAATTCAACTCTAGGAGATAGAACATGGCCACAAAAATTCCGCTTGTGCTTGGGGCTGATGGAAATATTCAGCAGCTTCAAACTGGCGATTCAATTGTTATTGCGACAGCCAACACGGATGTTGTCACAATGACCAATGGAGAAGCGACCGCAGCAGTCATTGGGGCTCCTGTCTATGTATCTTCAGCAGATACATTTATGCGTGCACAAGCCAACGCTTCCGCTTCATCGAAGGCGTGGGGCATGGTGTATGATTCTCCCAACATCGCCAATGGCGCCAGCGGCTCTGTTGCGACAGACGGGATCGTGACCGCGACAACGACACAATGGGATGCAGTTACAGGTCAATCTGGCGGCCTCACTCCTGGGTCAGACTATTTCCTCAGCGCAGCGACGGAAGGACAAATGACGACAACACCTCCATCGACAGTGGGACAGTATGTCGTCAAACTGGGCAAGGCCCTCTCCTCTACCAAGTTTGACTTGTCTGTTGACTCTCCAATTCTTCTGTAGTGGGAGGGGCTTTTGGCCAAGAGACCACCAATTGTTTTAGGAGCAAATGGCTTTTTTCAACAGCTTCAAACAGTAGATCAACTTGGCATCATTTATCAGACAGAGATTGATCTCGGCCCAGTAGCAGTCAAGGAAGCTACGTTTGCTGTTGAGAATGAGGCTGTTGATAGTTCTTCAAGGATCATCGCCTTTCAATCTGGGGAAGCGGCAACTGGCCGCCAGTTTGATGAGAATCAAATGGACCTTCTAGCAATGAATGCTCGTTTTGCTGGAGGGGGTTCCTTTGCCTTGTATGTGTATGTGTTGACGGGCAGAGCAAGCGGCAAGTTCAAAGTTAATTATCTTGTTGGGTGAAACATGGCAACGATTCAAGACGCAACTGGTACATTCACTGCTGACGTAACATCAGATAGTGAACTATCTATCGCTCTCACGAAAATACTTGCGAATGCAGGCTATGCTATCGCAACAGGCGAGCAGCATGATGGGTCATCTGGCGCTGCCGCTTTGCGCCGTTCCATCGGAGTTTCTTCATTCAAGCGTATAAAAGCGGGGATGGACAACTCTCTTTGGGATGATGTTTTCAATCATACGATCCTGAACTCAAGAAAGTACATCCAAGCTGCGACAACAATGGCTGCAGCAGTCGCCTCGGGTTATCTTGCATTGAACTCTGGCAACTCTGTAGCAACAGCAACAGGCATCATCCAACGCACCTACAAGTCATTCCCCCTTTGGAGTGAACAATCAATCAGCATCGACATTACATTTGCCCTTTCTGTTGTTCCTCAAGCGAACAATGAAATCTATCTTGGAGTTGGTATTCCCAATACAGCAGTAACTGTCCCGCTGGACGGGTTGTATATGTTCTGGACCAATACTGGGGCTTTTCAACTTGTTGCAAACAACAATGGAAGCATTGTAACAAGTGGGAATATCGCTTTCACTTGGACTGCTGGACGTATGTATGATTCGAAGATTTTGATCCAGCGGAATAGGGTTGAACTTTACATTGATGATGTCTTGTATGCGTCTCTCTCCCGCCCAACATCGTTGCCAAACGGTAACTCTCTTTCCCTCAACAATGAGGGCTATCTATTTGGGCAAATCCGTAACACAGCAGCCACAGGCGCTGCTCAGCAGCTTCGTATTGGCTCTTGGGGGGTTCAAAATCGGGATGTTCCCTATCAAATGCCAGTCGGGGATTTCAAGACCCTTCAAGGTGAACACTCAATCGCAGTTCCTGATAGTGTTGCAGTTGGTAATACGAATGGAATGGGCAATAGCACTGTTCCAGCTTCCGCTACTCTTTCCAACACAGCAGCAGGCTACACGACGCTGGGAGGACATTTTCAATTCGCTTCTGTTGCGGGAGCGGAAACGGATTTTGCCTTGTTCGCATATCAAGTTCCCGCGAACGGTGTCAGCCTTGTCGGCAAGGGCTTTGTTGTTACGGGGGTGGAACTCACTGCATGGAACACAGGGGCAGCAAATGGCGCCGCAATCTATGTGTTGAACTGGTTTCTTGGGATTGGTTCCACCGCAGTGTCCCTTGCCACAGCAGATGCGGTAACAACGAAAGCCCCTCAGCGCTTCCCCTTGGGAGCAATGACACTCGCGAATGCGGCCGCAATCGGGACACTTTTCACTAATCCAATCTCATCTGATTTTTCAGCAATGAAGTTGATGGTTAATCCTGGTGAGTTTATTCACATCATCCTCAGGATACCAACTGGAGTGCTCACAGCATCTCAAATCATTCGTGGATTGGCCGGGGTAAAAGGCTTCTGGCTGTAACAGCAAGCTATTAAGAAAGAACAAGGAGACTGTCATGATCATTATGCTTTCGCAAGTTCCACAGCGCACATTTGTTGTGAGCTCTGGCAATGTCTACGTGAGCGATCAGTATGGCATTATTGCGAATGTCGTTTCTACTGCTGATCAAGAAGATTTGACGACTGCAGGTTGCGCAACCCTTCTTGCCAATGCGCCGGATGATATGCTCGGATACCGTATTGCTTGCAACATGAATGTGACGACTGATCAAGCAATATCGAACCTCAACAACTCGCTCAAGTTCCGTCCCAAACGCATCATCGTCACCAATGCATCAATCTCTCTCACCACAGCTCAAGGTGGATTGTACACTGGCGCTGGCAAGACAGGAACAATCATTGTTGCTGCAGCCCAAGCCTATTCTACCTTGACGGCAGCAAACATTGCGCTGGAGTTGACGCTTAACTCGCCCAATATCGTTTTGCCGGCTGGAACACCCCTCTTTCTTTCCCTCACCACAGCACAAGGTGCGGCCGCAACGGCTGACTTGTATATCTTTGGTGATGCGTACCCAATTTCCTAGGAGGCTGACATGGACCGTAACCTGCTGTTTGTTCCGATCACGAAGATTGATGAAGAGAAGCGCCTTGTGTATGGGATCGCAGCAGCGGAAATCCTCGACAAGGCCAATGAGATTTTTGACTATGATTCTTCGAAGCCAAACTTTGAGTCATGGTCCCAAAGCTTCGTGGAAGCAACTGATGGCAGAAGTTTCGGTAATGTTCGCGCGATGCACGGCAAGGTTGCGGCAGGGCGGCTGGAACAAATTGAATTCAACGATGATGACAAGCAGATTCAAGTCTGTGCGAAGATCATCGATGATACGGAATGGAAGAAAGTCCATGAGGCAGTCTACACAGGCTTCTCCATTGGCGGCTCCTATTCCCGGAAGTGGAAGGATGGAGAGGCAACCCGTTACACCGCCATTCCGTCTGAAATCAGTATCGTGGACAATCCATGCGTTCCAAATGCGTTGTTCACAATGGTCAAGATGGATGGCACAACTGAACAGCGTGCCTTCGCAATCAACAAGGAGACAAACATGATTACCAACGACATGGTTGCAGCGAAGGCCAAGGAAATGGCAAAGGCTGCTGGCGATGAAAACAAATGGTCACAATTCTTGGATGCTGCACGGATGGAACTGGAGAAGGGCCTTCCTTCTGGCGCTTCAGGTTCTGGGGCTGATCCTGTTGGTGATGGGACTGGTAGCGGCGGGAATAGTCCTGATGGCAGTGGTGTGGGTGTTGGTGTTCATTCTGCTGATGATGTGAACAAGGGTTCTCTCCCTTCTGGCGTTGATTCAGGGGCAAGCAATGCCCTTACTAAGGATGTTTTGAAGCCGAATGCCCCTTCGCCTGAACTGGAGCAGGTGTGGAAAGCGAAGGATGGATCGACATTCAGCAAGAAGGCAGATGCCCTCGCTCACAATGAAGCGCTTGCGAAGGCGGATGATCCCGCTTTGAAGCTGTCTGCCTCACTGGAAGCCCTCAACAAGTCTGTAGATGAAATCGGCAAGGCCAAGAAGGATGACGATGATTCGGATGACGATGATCCAAAGGGCGATGAAGAAGAAACTGAAGAGGCTGATAAAACAAAGCCCAAGCCCAAGGACAAGAAGAAAGACAAGGCCAAGAAGGAACATGAAGATGCTGACGAAGACAAGTCCAAAAAGGACATGGAAGCTTCGGCAGGCACCAAGGACAAGTCCAAGGACAAGGACAAGGACAAATCCAAGAAGAAATTTGCCTTGGGCCTTCTCAACAAATCATTCGACGGTGATCTCAAGAAGGGGCTTGATCTTGTCGCGTGCATGGCACGTTGCATCGATGAATTGCGCTGGCTTCAGAACAACACTGTCTGGGAAGCGGAGTGCGAGGGGGATAACTCAGCAGTTCCCGCGAAGCTCAAGGGGCAAATTGCTGATCTGTGCGAGACATTGATGATGCTGTGTGTCGAGGAAACTGGCGAGTTGATTGCCAGCATGAAACCTGAGACAATTGAAATCCTCGAAACGTCAGCAGCACCACGTGGCCTTTCCTCGTTGATTAAGCTTGTCGGAGAAACAGCTGAGCCTCTCAAGAAGGCAGGTGCACGCAACTCGCGCGCTGATCAAGCCAAGCTTCAGGAGATTCACGACAAGGCTTGCGATCTGGGAGCTATGTGCTTCACAGATGATCAAGATGTTGACCTTGATGAAGGTGTCGGTGAGGGGGATAAGGATGATGCTGACAAAGCAGCTTCAAGCCCCCTCCGCAAAGCCCTCAAGGTTGAGCAGGACAAGACTGCTCGCCTTGAAAAGGCAATCAATGATGCCATTCCATTGATCAGTGCCCTTCAGAAGCGCATTCAGACAATTGAAGATATGCCCAAGCCACGTCCAATGGACACAGTTCGGGCAGTGACCAAGGATCAAGATGGATCCATTGCTCAGCTTGAACAGCTGGCAAAGGACAATCCTGAAGTTTTGGCGACAACCCTCATTAAGCTCGCGCAGCAAAACCCGCGCCAGATGCTGAACAGGTAACAATCGCCGAAAGAGTAAGGCAACCGGGAAGCCGAACCGGGAGCCAAGACAATCGCTGCTTAGGCAACAGCAATAAACCTCAACATTTGGAGTTCAATCATGAATCCCGAAATCCTCAAGCAGACCCTTGATGCAATCATCAAGGCCCAGAAAAGCCCGATGGGTGATCCACGCCTTGATGCCATGGGTCTTGGAAAGGCAACGTTCTCGCAATCCGGCTCCCCCACGAGCGGCCTCACCTACTATGACCTCGAAGCAGGCGCCAAGTTCCTGTATCCCGTTCTCACGCCACTGCGCAACGAAATTCCGCGCGTCTCTGGCAAAGGCGGCATTCAGGCATCGTGGCGTGCGGTTACTGGCGTGAATACCACTGGCATGCGTCCCGGCGTTTCGGGCGGCAACCGTTCTGGCGTGATCACTGTCAGTACTCAGGACTATACCGCCAACTACAAGGGACTGGGACTGGAAGACAACGTTGACTTCGAAGCGCAATATGCTGGCATGGGTTTCGATGACATCCGTGCCATCGCAACGAAGACACTGCTGGAAGCCTCGATGATTGCGGAGGAAATTGTTATCCTTGGCGGCAATTCATCCTTCCAGATCAATGGTGGTGCGGCCACGACAACTCCAACGCTTGCTGATGTTGCGACGGGCGGTTCACTCCTGTTCAACACCACATATCGCGTTATCTGCGCCGCTCTTTCGGTTGATGCTGTGACGTGGGGTTCTGTTGCTGGTGGCGTTCAAGGCTCGATCAGCCGTACCAATGCTGATGGTTCTGTTGACGTTTTCGGCGGCGGCACAGCACAGGTATCAGCCACACAGACGATCACGACAGCCAACGATGCCGTCAACACTCACAGGATCAACGCCTCGCTTGCGGCTGCCATTCCTGGCGCCGCTGGTTATGCTTGGTTCCTTGGGACAACTGCCGGCACGGAGCGCTTGGTTGCGATCACTTCGTCACCTTCCGCTTCGTTGACTGCGCTGAATGGTGCTGGTCAGCTGGCTTCCTCGTTGGGCGCTGCGGACAATTCCCGCAACACGCTGGTTTTCGATGGCCTTATCTATCAGGCATTGACAGCCAACTCTGGTTCCTACATTGCCAATGTTGCTTCTACACTGACCGCCGACAATGCGGGCGGCATTGTCCAGATCGAAACGGCACTCAAGTCCATGTGGGACAACTACCGCTTGGGCCCGGACACGATGTGGGTGAACAGCCAGCAGGCTCTCGACATCAGCACGAAGATTTTGGCGGGCGGTGCTTCTGGCGCCCAGCGCTTTGTCTTCAACAGCGTCCAGGATGCGCTGAATGCTGGTGTGATGGTCCGCACCTACCTGAACCGCTACTCGATGGCAGGGGGAACGACCATTGACATCAAGATTCATCCCAACATGCCTGCCGGCATGATCTTGATGACGAGCAAGAAGCTGCCCTATCCGATTTCCAATGTCGGCAACGTCTGCCAGATCAGGACGCGGCAGGATTATTACCAGATCGAGTGGCCGCTGCGTTCGCGCAAGTATGAGTATGGCGTGTACATGGATGAAGTTCTCCAGAACTATTTCCCGCCATCCATGGCGCTGCTCTACAACATCACCGCTGGCTAAGGGTTTCCTCCCACAAGGCAAATGCGGTGCGGGAGGGGGAGGTCAGACCGGCTTCCCCCTCCTATCTAAATCAATTCAATCATCAAGGAGACTACAATGACAACTCGCATGGTTGCCCCTTCTGCTGATTGGCGCTCTGCCATTCATGAAGGGATCGAATACAAGTTTTCGGCGGATGATCGTTTCGGCGCAATCGTGGATGTTCATGATGTTCACGTCGAAGCTTTCCGTGCACTTGGCTGCACGCCAGCTTCTGAAATGGGTTTGCAAAAGCCCATTGAGCTGATCGAGAAAGATGAAATCGAAGCCAAGGCAGCCGCAGAGAAAGCCGCTGCAGAACAGGCAGCTTCAGATCAAGCCAAGGCAGATGAAGATGCGCGGCTGGAAGCGGAGGCAAAAGCCCGCGTTGAAGCCGCAGAGAAGGCAGCCGCAGACGAAGCGGCAGCGGCAACAGCAACAGCAACCCCTTCCGGCAAAAAGAGCAAGTAATCTTCTCCTCAGGAGCTAGAACATGATCGGTGATCTCACAACACTAGCAAATGTTCAAGCCTGGCTGAATGCAGGGACAACTGCCCCTTTTCCGCCGGATGCAGATGCTATGCTGACTCGTTTGATCACCGCTTGTTCTGGCTTCGTCCAAAACTACTTGAGCCGGAATATTGTTCCTGCAGTGCATTCTGAAAAGTACAATGGAACAGGACAAGATGTTTTATGGCTGACCAATCGGCCAATCATCAATGTGACTGCAGTATCGATCAATGGAACATCGATTATTGCTGCTCCAGATACGCTGTCGAGCGGCTTCGTTTTCGATGATACGCGGGTTTACCTTCGTGGATGGATTTTCTCGCGTGGCCATCAAAACATTTCCATCGATTATGTTTCGGGCTTCCAATCCGTTACAACGCAAAACATCGCAGCCATTCTAAGCACAGAAGGGTTCCCTCTTCCTTGGAATGCTGATATGGGAGTAAGTGTTGGTGGAGTTCCATTCACCGCAATCACATCAGGCTCTCCCGCTCAAGGACAATACAAAGTCGACATCAACAATAAAGGTTATCCGCAGTACACATTCAATGTTGCGGATGCAGGATCATCTGCGGCCATTACATTTGGTTACACTCCGTTTGACCTTGAACAGGTTGTTATTGAGGCTGTTGCAGAAGCATTCAAGCGCCGTAATCGCATTGGTCAATCGAGCGTCAACATGGGTGATGGACAAGTGGTCAATTTCTCTCTTGTCAATTTCAATTCTGCGAACAAGTCCCTATTAAATCAGTACATGAATGTGGTTCACTGATGATTATTGGGACAGTCACTGGCGATGCTGAAGTCATCAAGAAGCTTCGCTCAATGCCGCAACAAATCCGCGCAAAGCTTGCGGATGAAATCAAGAAGCAGTGGTTTGCCTTACAAGCGCATGTCGTTCAGCGCAAGCTATCCGGGCAAGTTCTTAGGCGCGTCACTGGAAACCTTGCTTCCTCGATCAATGTTGGGGGAAGGAACAGCGCCAGCGAGTTTGTGAATACAGGACAAGGGGACATTATTGGACGTGTCGGCACGAAAGTCCGTTATGGACGTGTTCACGAGTTTGGGGGAACGTTTACGATCAAGGCTCACACACGCCGTTTCACTCAAGTGTACGGGCGTCCTGTTGAGCCGGGAGTCATGAATGTTCGTTCATACACGATGAGAATGCCTGAGCGCTCTTTCTTGCGCTCCTCGCTTCGTGATCGTGATCCAACTATACGTGGCGCTATGAGGCGTGCGGTTATGGAGGCTATTAAGTCATGACTGGACCTGCTCCTGTCTATCGCCGCGAATCAATTGCGGCCGCATTATACCTTCTTGTTGATGCTGCAGCAGCGACTGTCGTTGATCTGAGAACCTCTTCACGCCGCCTTCGTTCCTATGATCAAGTTGATCCTAGCCAAATGCCGGCATTGTTCATGGTTCAACTTCCTGAAAGCCAGGAGCGTGATGTTCTTGGCCTTCCTGCAAAACGGATTATGAATTTTGAATTCTGGTTGTACACTTGTGACCCGCAAGTTGATAGCGTTATCCCTGCTCAACAACTGAACAACTTTGTTGATGCTGTGGAAGCTGCACTGAGCCCTTCTCCTTTGACAGGGGTTCAGAATTTGGGAGGATTGGTCCAGTCATGTCGCATTGATGGATCAGTCGAGTATTACGAAAATGTGACCTCAGACGGCAAGTCAATCGCGGCCATTCCGGTCGCGGTGCTTCTGCCTTAAACCAAGGAGACTACAATGACCTCGATCAACTTTGGCGTTGGCACAGCGATTGGACGCCGTACTGACGTGTCGAACCCAACTCCCTCTTTCCTCGGCATTCTCCAGGAAGTGGACATCAGCTTTGATCAGACCCTCAAGGAGCTCATGGGCCAGTACAAGATGCCTGTGGATGTGGCACCTGCTCAACTCAAGGTTACGGGCAAGGCCAAATTCGCCCGCATCAGCGCCTACACGATCAATGACTTGTTTCTTGGCGACAGTGTTACGCTGAGCGCTGGTGAGCGGATGTCGATTGCTGAGGCTGCAACCATCCCCGCTACTCCCGGCCCTTACACGATCACTGTGGCTCAGAACGCTACGTTCCAGAATGATTTGGGCGTGTTCTATGCCTCATCTGGCGTTCAACTGATCCGTGTTGCTTCTGCCCCGGCTGTTGGACAGTACAGTGTTGATGACATAACTCCAGGACAAGGGGTCTATACCTTTGCGGCTGCTGATCAAGCTGTTGGGGTCTTGATCTACTACAATTACACAGTCACCAACCTCAAGCAGATCAGCATGGACAACAAGCTGATGGGAACAGGCCCCTCTTTCGAGCTCAACTTGCAGGAGGTCTACACCAACAATGCCGGCCAGACCAACTACCTGTACCTCAAGTTGAATGCCTGCCGGTCATCGAAGATGACGATGCCGTTCAAGAATATCGATTACACAATCAGTGAATTCGATTTCACGGCATTCGCCGATCAGGCCAACAACTGGGGATCGATTTCAACCAACGAGTAACCTAACCACTAACAGGGAGGAAACCCATGACTGAACCGAACAAAGCACTTCTGGATGAGGGCCTTCCAACCCTCATCCTTGATGGAAAGCATTGGCCTGTTCCGATGCTCGCTCCAAAGCAGAATAGGACTGTTGTGCCTTTACTGCTTTACATTGTTCCAAAGATCACCGCCAGCTACACGACAATTATGGTCAAAGACGATGATGGGATTGAATACCCAAAGTCAGTTGCTGACCTTGAGAAGCTGTCAGAGGTTCTAACTGAAAAAAACATCGACAGTATTACACGCGCGATCTATCACGGTCTCAAGCGGGGACACCCGGATATTACGCTGGAGGAAGTGGAGAACATGCCTATTGGGACGTTCGAAATGATCGATGCAATCCTGATCCTTGCGAAACAAACGGGCGTCCTGCGTGCGCCTAGGGAAGGCGAGAAACAAAAGGGGGAAGCGATAGCGGCATAGACTGGGATGAGATCATCGCTCGATTTGCCCTGAGAACGGGATGGACTTGGGATTATATCGAGAACAATCTCACTATGCCGCAGATGGAAGCGCTGGAAGCTTACTGGCGTGAAGTTCCTCCCAGCGATGTTCTTATGGCAGCGTGGCTTGGTTATGAAAAGAAATCTGATCCCCCTCGCTTAGAGGTTGCTGCCCCAATGAATGTTGGCGATCCTGAAGTTGCTCATCCGAAGAAACAGCGTTTGACGCAATCTCAGGTTCAGGAGCTATTCCAAATGTTCCCAAGTGGAAAAATATCTATCAACTGAGAAGCCCATCCCATCCCGTTCTATCCCGGCGCTGGGTGGGCTTTTCCTGTCTCTGGTCCTTCTCTTTTGAGATGTTCTTACGCTACGTAATCGTTTTCATCGCGCGACAGCGTAGGAGTGTGTGGAGTTCCCGGACAGGGTAGGGTACACCCCTCCCTTAGATTTCTTGCGGGGGGTGAAATTCCCTGGCCTTTTCCCTGTGTAGGGAAGTGGGGTTAGGAGCTAACCGGATAAGCGGACGTGTCTTAAGGGTCCATATCGATGGCTGATGAAAAAATTCAAGTTGAGGTAGTTGGTAAAACTGACCAGCTAAACTCATCGATGAGCGGAGCAGGAAACACCGTTCAATCCGCTATGGACCGCATTCGCAGTTCATTTTCGGGGGTTACATCAAGCGGTCAAAATCTCGGAAACTTTCTAACTGGTCTTGCTGGTGGGGTGATTGGCGGAGCGCTGGTTGCAGCGGGAGACGCAGCCATCGCCATGCTCAAGAACCTTGGGCAAGCCTTCGTACAAACAGTCACTCATGCACGTGACTTTGCATTGGAGAATCAAAAGGCAGCGGCAATCCTCGGTGATTCATACAAGAATGTTGCTGCATTGAGGCTTTCCCTCGATCAAACGGGAAAGAGCCTTGAAGACTATACTGGCATGGTAATGCGTATGACTCAGCGGCTCAAAACAAGTGAGCAGGCTTGGCAGTCATACGGAATGAAAACACGTGATGCAAATGGTGCCTTGCTTCAGGGCAGGGACTTGATGCAATCAGCCATTTCCACAATGCAGACTTATAAGAGCGGTGTTGATCAAAACAGTTTTGCTCTTGAAGTCTTTGGGCGCTCTGCATCTCAAGTTTATGATTACATGAGGCTGACTAATGCTGAGCTTGAAAACTCGGCTCGCCTTGTTGAGGAGTTTGGAATACGTACAAGTGGTGCTGCAGAACAGGCACAAGCCTTCTCCAATGCACAAAATGAACTAGGGGATATAACAGAAGCATTTTCCACACGCATTGGTGAAATGCTTTTGCCGACACTTACTCATTGGATGGAAATGATGGCAGGGCCTCTCAAGGAAGCCCTTCTAGCTATTCTCCCAGTCATTCAAGACATCATCGCCTTCCTAGAAATGTTGGCTGGTGCATTCTATCAAACAGCACAGGTAGCGATTGGTGCTGCTGAAGCAATCTTGAACTCTCTTCAAGCTGCAGCCAATATGGGTGGCGCTCTCAATCAAGCATTGAGTGGAGACTTTGAAGGTGCTGGACAAACAATCAGCAATTCATTCGGAAAGATTGGATCAGACCTAGATGCCCGTTTCAAGAACATGGAACAGGGGGCTAAGGATACTGTATCCAACATCAAGTCCATCTATGGGGATTTCAGCGAAACGGATTTGCGTAACAAGGATGTTGTTGTTCCGGGGAAAGGTGGGAGCAAGGAATTTACTCCAGCAGACAATGAAAGTAAGTCAGGAGGCAAGCAGCAGGATGAACAAGTTCAGCTATACAAGAAATTCAAGCAGCAAGAAATTCAAACTGATCGTGAGACAGCTCAGATCAAGGAACAGATTGCAAAGCAGTCAAACGATAATGATCTAGCACTTGGCAAGATCAATGCCCAGCAACACAAGGCACGCGCCAAGGAGATTTCGGACGCAGAGTATCAATCCGCCCGTCAAGCCCTAGAACGCAAGGTTCAGCTAGCTGGAAACGATACCCTTGCAAAACAGAAGGCGCTCGATGAACTTAAGCTGCTTGAGCTAAAGCATCAGCAAGAGATTGGACAAATCGAGGCGCAAGGAGCAACCAAGTCAAAGGCCATTGGTGCAGCGGCAGTCAAGGATCACAAGTTACAACAGGACCAAAAGGTCAAGGACGTTAAGGCAGCCAACAATGCCATCGAGAAAGATGTCAAGGAAACTGCGACCAATAGCTCTCAGTCTTGGAAAGGGATGCTTTCCTCTGTGACGGGATCATTTGGCAACGCAATCAAGGGAATGATTCACGGAACAATGACCTGGAAGGAAGCCCTGGGATCAATTATCGATAGTGTTGTTGACTCATTCATTGATATGGGAATTGAGCTTCTAACAAACTGGCTTACCACCAGTATTGAAAAGTTGTTTATCACTAAGGCGACTGAAAGTGTGGCAGCATCATCATCGATTGCCGCTTCAGCAGCGCAAGCAGGCGCAGCCGCTTTCGCCTCAACGGCCGCAATCCCGATAACAGGCCCAGCAGCAGCCCCAGCAGCAGGCGCAGCAGCTTATGCAGGAGCGATGTCTTATCAAGGGCTCGCTTTCGCTGAAAAAGGAATGGTTGTTGATCGGGACAGGCTGGTCTTTGCGCACAAGGATGAACAAGTCCTTCCATCCAACATTTCGAAAGGCTTGACTAACATCATTTCACGCGGTGGCGATATGAATAAGGGAGGGGACAACAACCTTACCTATAGCCCAACAATCAACTCTCAGAATGCTAAGTCTCTTGAACAACAGCTGGCTGATGAAGGGCGTGCGATGATGGGCTGGTTGATGAAACAAAAGCGTAATGGCATGCTCAAGTTTACATAAGGTGCTGAGATGGCTCTGTTAGGATTTGATGGCTTCGATCATTACAATTCTATTGATGATATGGAGCAGCGCTCCTCTTCTATCCAATATCAGCGTCCATTGGGTGGAATTATTAACGCACTTTTTGTAACTGGACGGAATGGATTTGGGAAAGCATTTTCCTTTGAAAGCACTTCTGCAGGAAATAACCACGGATTGTATTGTTCATATGGAGGGAACAGGAACTCAAACAATTTTTTCGGATTGGCAGTTTATCTGGGAACAAACATCGGGATGAATTTCGCTTTCTATGATACTACAATGAATGAAGTTCAATGCACTGTAGCATTTAATCCACTCAGTTATTCTATTCAGCTGTATCATGGATTTTTTGTTCCTGGTGCATCGATCCCTCTAACTCCAATTGGAACTAGTCCTAATAATGTATGGTACGGAGGGACGTGGAACTATTTTGAGATTTGGCCGACAATCAGCAATGGTGCGGGCGGCGTTAAAGTTTATTTCAACAACAATCTTGTTTGTGACATAACGGGAGTTGATACGCAAGAAAGCGCCTTTGCTTGGTGGGATATGTGGGAGTTATATCCAACAGATAATTTTGATGCGATCATTATCGATGATCACTATTTTGGAGACACAACCAATGGGCCGGGAGCGGCACCAGCTAATTCTCCAATTGGGGATGCAAAGGTCAGCACACTCTGGGCAACGGGAGATAACTCTGTTCAATGGCTTCCTAAGACAGGCATTTTGAACTATGCGATGATCGATGAACAAGCAATGGATAGTGATACAACGTATAACCGGACATTGACGGTTAGTGCGGAGGATATTTTTGCCTTTGAGACCCTTCCTGCAGGGGTAACTAACGTTCACGCTATTCAACTGACTGGGGCTTATAGGAAGGATGATGCGCTTGTCCGGACAATCAGTCAGCGTCTCGAAATATCAGCCATCAAGTATCCTGCAACGATCAATCACAATGTTCCTGATGGGGAATATACGTATTTTGTCGATCTGTGGGTGCTGAATCCGAATACACTTTTGAATTGGACTATTCTTGATGTGAATGGACTAGCTGCAGGCTACAAGTTGATCGCATGATATGCCTATTCCGTTTGGCTTTGCTAGATTTGGACCTTGGAGGGGTGTTGGGGATCGTAAGCCTCAGCCATACTTCAATCTGCTCTATACATATGTCTCGCAAGAGGTCATCGAGTCACTCAACACCGCGTCTCCTTTTGCCTATGTCTCGCAAGAGGTCATCGAGTCATTCAACACCGCGTCACCTTTCACCTATGTGTCTCAGTTTGTAATTGAGGTTCTACAAGTCAACATAGAGGCTCCAATGCTTCCAATCTATCCACAGAACCTTCCTGGATTGGCATTCAACGTAAAGTGGATGCCAACCTTCTACAACATGCCAACGCAGATCACCGCAAGTGGAGCTCAGATTGATCTTGCTTATGCGGATACTCCAACACATGAATTTGAACTCATCTATGAGTTCTTGCGTGATGGACTGGGACAAAACGAATTCAAACGCATGATGGGTTTCTTCTTGAGGCTTGGAGGGACTGTCGGGCGCTTCCTCTTTAAGAACGTTGATGACTATCAAACGATAGCAGAGAACGTAGGAACAACAAATGGGACCAGCACATTGTATGGTCCTATCAAACGGACATTCGGCTCTGGAGACAATGTCGGTATTGAGCCAATCGGTTATGTGGACACTACATCGCCTGTCCGTGTCTATCTTAATGGGGTCGAACAGTCATCATCAATCTGGGAGCTAGATCAATCCACTCCTGGGAACATCATGATCAAGTTTTTTGCTGCTCCCTCTGCTTCTCAAGTCATCACAATTGATTGCAGCTATTTTTACTATTGCCGCTTTGCAGACAACATCAGTTCATTCGAAAAGTTTATGAATCAGCTTTGGCAATTGAGTAGTATCCGTATTCAATCATGCCGGCCAGGAGCCTGATATGCCTGCTTTTCTCCGGCCTTGCTCTGCTGGTCTTGCCTTAGCTCTACAAGGAGGGGTGGAACTTTGGTCAGCTGACTTGTTCGAGTTTACCCTTGTTGATGGATCAACAACATATCGCTGGACAGGCTGGCCAACTGATCTTGTTGAAGGACTGAATACATTTTCATCACGTAATCCTTGGTTGAAGCGCTCCTCATGGAGTGTTGAAAATACAATGGCCATTCCAACCATGGATGTTACGCTGATGGCGCTCAATACGGATTTCGATGGAGGAGCTAACATCAAGCTTCAGATACACAATGGGCTTCTTGATGGAGCAGCATTCAACCTGCGCCGGGCTTACATGACTACGCCGGGAGACATTACAACGTTGGGCTCTGTTGACTTGTTCGGTGGAACTGTTGGAGCGGTAAACCTCGATGGAGGTAAGGCAGTAATCACAGTCAAGGGCAAGAACAACCTGCTAACTCAAAATGTTCCCCGAAACGTCTATCAAACCCTTTGCCTCAGAAGCTTTTGCGATGTGAACTGCACCCTTAACAGGGCTACATTCACCACATCCCAGATAGTCGGCCCTTCTCCCACACGTTTCTTTATCCCTTGGAATGGTGCTGCCCCTGGTAACTGGGCACTTTACAAGTTCGGAACAGTCACCTTTACAACAGGGTTGAACAGCGGACAAAAGCGCAACATTGCTGCTTCAAGCACAAGCGGCCTAACCCTTTCCTATCCGATGTATTACACTCCACTCGCAGGGGATTCATATACAGCGTTCGAGGGGTGTGACAAATCATTTTCACGATGCTCCTCCCTTCTGAATGAAGAAAACTTCAGAGCATATGAGTTTGTCCCTCCACCAGATGCGGCATACTAGCTATGATGGAACAGTATCAAAGAATAACTCTACATGACAACTTGCTTACTGTTACGCGCGGGCGCAAGCAGGAGGTTCATGAGTTTTCATCTTCGAAAGAGGCTCAAGGAAGGCTCGCCATTATCCAGGAAGCCTTCTCTTGGATTGGCACCCCATTTGTTGATTGCGGAGACATCAAGGGAAAGGATGGAGCTATCGATTGTGCAATGCTCTTGAAGCGTTGCTATGTTGATGCTGGAAGGCTTCCTGATTTTGATCCCCGGCCATATCCTCCACGCTGGCATGTTCACAAGGATCAAGAACTATTCCTTGACTGGATAAAGAAGCTTGGCGGTGTTGAGATTGATAAGCCCAGGCTCGCAGACATTGTCGTTTTTCAATTTGGCCGTTGTTACTCTCACGGCGCCATTCTTGTAAACAACCTTGAGGTTGTTCACGCATATGCTGCAGCAAACTGTTGTTTGTTAAGCCGGTTGGATGAGCCTGTTCTTGGCTACAAGTCAACTGCCAATCAAGAGTTGCCACGTCCAGTTAAGTATTTCAATGTTTGGGGAAGCTAGATGGCTGTTCTTCTTGGATTAGGTCCAAAGACCGCGAAGCCAGTCAAATACTCTGCACTTCAAGTTGGCACATCCCAGCTTGATCTTCCCATTGCAATTTTTTGGGGAACAAGAAGGCTTGAGCCAAACTTGATTTGGTATAACAATTTTCGCCGCCGCAAGAAGGGCGGGAAAGGCGGAAAGGGCGGGGGAGGAAAGGGCGCTGGGCAATATGAATACTCTTGCGCAATGATCCTTGCTCTGTGCGAGGGGGAGGTTGATAGCGTTCAGACAGTTTGGGATTCAGGGTCATCAAAGGATACGACAACTCTGAGCGGGTTGAATCTTACCTTCTTTGATGGCGCACCAGGTCAAACTCCTTGGTCATATACTGTTTCGAACTATCCTAGCGAGGCGCGCGCTTATCCTCAGACCGCATATGTTGCCAGTCCGCAGTTTGATCTAGGGGGCAGCGCATCAGTCCCAACCAACTCATTCGAATTGCTCCGGCTTCCGTTCGCTTACTCTCATTCCAGCCCTGGTTTCGGAAGCACAACAGCGTTTGATTGCTTGATGTCTGACATCATCAATGATCTTCTTACCAATACACAGTATGGACTTGGGCTTGATCCGGGCGATCTTGCGTCAATGACGCAGTACGCGAACTATTGCCGTGCACAAGGGCTTTTCTTCTCTCCCCTTCTCTCATCGCAAGAAGATGGGAACAGCATTCTTGACCGTTGGGCTCAACTTACCAACAGTTGGATATTCTGGTCTGGGTATCAAATTCAGTTTGTCCCTCTTGGTGATGTATCAATTACGGCAAATGGAGCAACATACAACCCGGAAACGAGTGTCGCATATGACATTGGACTAGAAGATGTTATCAGTACTGATCCACCAATCAAGGTTGTTCGGTCTGATCCTGCTGATTCATACAATCGCTTGCGTCTTCAAATTACGGACAGGACAAAGGCTTATGTAACAAATCCAGTTGAGTTCAAGGACCAAACTCTTGTTGATCAGTTTGGTTTGCGCGATGCTTCGTCAGTTAGCTCGGATGAGGTTTGCGATCCTGATGTTGGTTCTGTTATTGCGGAGCTAATCGGGAAACGTAATGCGTATATCCGTAACACATATGAATTCTCTCTCAGCTATCGCTACATCCTTTTGCTTCCTGGAAGCATTGTGACGTTGAATGATCCGAATATAGGACTGACTCAATTCCCTGTTCGGATTAGATCAATTTCGGAAAATGAAGAAGGTGGATTGGATGTTGTCGCTGAGGAGTTTCCTGGAACAATTGGAACATCAACAGGAATAGAGGTTAGCAGTGGAGGAGGGACAGGCTTTCCAAATAGCAATGTTGATCCTGGAGACGTCAATACCCCTTCCGTTGTTGAGCCTGACTCCTCTTTCACAGGAGGTGTCCCTAGGCTCTTGATCTCTGCCTCTGGCGGGATCAATTGGGGTGGTTGTTTTGTTTGGGTTTCATTTGATGGTGTCAACTATCTACAAATTGGAACAATTACACAGCAAGCGATTCAAGGGTTATTGACTGCTACGCTTCCGAGCGCAGCTGATCCTGATTTAGTCAATACACTTTCTATTGATGCGACTCAAAGCGTGTCAACGCCAACGGCAGTTTCGAATGATGATGCCAATTCATTCAGAACACTTTCCCAGCTTGCGGATCAGCCTGTTGCTGACGTTCTCGACAATGATGGGGAATTGATTGCTTTCGGAAATGTGTCTGTGACTGGAACATATTCTGCCAACCTTACTTATTTGAGGCGCGGGTTGTATGGTTCGGATATTGATGCTTGGCAGAGCGGAGATCAATTCACACTTCTTGATGTTTCACTTACTTCTGGAAGCACTATTGGGTATGATCTTCCGCCTCAGTACATTGGTGAAACGATCTATCTCAAGTTTCAATCCTACAATATCTTCGAAAATGCCCTTCAGGACATGTCTGGTCTGATTGCATATGAGTACATTCCAACAGGCAAAGGTTTCGGGACAGGAGCAGGCGGTGTCCCGGCAGCTCCAACAGGAGTTTCATCAACTCCAGGTTCAGGCTATAATGCGCTGAGCTGGTCAGCGAATGCTGCTGGCGATAACGTAACCCTCTATCAAGTTTGGGCAGCAGCTGGAACTGGACAGCCATTTGGCTCAGCAGCAAAGATTTGGGAAGGGCTTGCGACAAGCTACAATCACATTGTGGCGAGCGGTTCAGCTTGGACGTATTTTATTGTTGCTGTCAATGTTGTAGGCTCCTCTCTCCCCAGTTCGGGAGTAAATCAAACCTCTGCAGTCATAACTCAATCCTTACAGCTTCGTGGCTCTACTCCCGGCCGTAAGCCGGAAGCAGGCGAAATAATGATGGCTGTTGCGATGCTCGCGGGGGATAGGCTCGCCTCCTCGCTTCCTGGCTCTCTTCTCCAATGTGATGTCGCTCCAACCAACAACTGGGTCATGACGATCAGGAATAATGGAGTCAGCATCGGAACAGGAACAATCCTTGCAGGCAACACAGTTGGTTCCTATAGCTTCGCATCAACAGTTACCTTCGCAGTCAATGATTATCTAGAAACGGAAGCCCCTGTAATTCAGGATGCAACATGTCAAGGGGTCGCCTACAGCATCATTGGAACAAGGACAACATAAATGGCAAACAAGCTCAGGGATAGTTTTGATTGGTATGGAGCAGTCAATCAAGCTGTGAATGGAATTTGGAATGGATTTGGCCTCGCTACACTGAGCGCTACAACCCGTTTCGGTGCTGGACAATCTATTTCCCTACCTACAACAAACCTGCAAGTTGGACCAACTGGAGTTTGGTCCAGCACAACAGATCAAATGTTTATTCATTTAACTCACGCCCAGACCGCTGCCCTAGGAGGAGGGACCGCTTGTCAATCACTTAGGTTCTATGATGGGCTTACAAGGCAATTTGCCTTCCGTTTCCTTGACAATGGATCAATATCTATCTATCGTGGAGACGATGTGACGCTGCTTGGAACATACTTGAATGCTTTTGGAGGTTCTACAACTTGGTCTCATTTCGAGATTAAAGTCATATTGAGCGCAACAGTGGGCGAATTCCACTTTAGAAAGAATGGTTCTAATGTAGACAATTTTGCTTTGACTGGGGTTAATAATGCCCCCAGCGGAAATAATCGCACGACAGGAATGGACACTATTTGCCGGACAACAGCAAGCGCTGTTCAGCTCTTTGATGATGTTTGGATATATGATAATCAAAATCTTGGCGATGGTGCTCCTTTTGATTACATTGGTGATGTTCGTCCCATTCAGATCGTTGCCAATGGGGATACATTTACTCAATTTAGCAGATCAGCAGGAGTTACAAATTTTTCGAACATCGATGAATTGATTAACAGCACGACAGATTACAATTTCTCGAATACCGCAGGTCAATATGATGAGTATTCGAATGCTGGATGGGGAGCATTCAACCCTGCTTCCATTCTTGGACTATCAATAAGAGGACAAATGCTTAAGGACAATGCTGGCCCTCGTGAAGTTGCGTGCCGCCTTCGAAGTGGCGCATCAGTAGTACAAGGAGAATCAATAACAGCAGCATCAAACGCATCAAGCTCGCCAGTATGGGCTTATATTGATCTTGATCCAGCAACATCAGCCCCTTGGAGCCAGGCTGGTGTTGCTGCTGCAGTGTTTGGCCCAATCGTAACCGTCTAACTCAAACAAGGAGACTACAATGTCACTTCAAACTTGGGAAGAAGCCCTATACAGTTCAATTGCTGATGCAACCCAAATCAGCAACAGCACGACAGAAACCATCATGGTGCCGGACACTTCAATCCCGGCCAGGTATTGGTATCCGGGAAGGACGCTGAAAGCTACACTCAACGGAGTAATGAGCAATGTCGTGACTACTCCCGGAACGTTGACCTTGCGTGCACGTTTTGGCGGTGTTGCGGGAACGGTCCTAGCGGCTTCTGCTGCGCTCGCTCTCAACACGACAGCGCAAACCAATGCGCAAATTTGGATTGAGTTCCTCCTGACTTGTCGTGCTGCTGGATGGTCGGCCACTTCTGGTTCGCTTTGGACCAGCGGTAAGGCGGCGCTCGGAAACTCACGCGCAACTCAAGGCTTGCTCGACAACATTCCAGCTTCCGGGAACGCTGTTGTCGCTTCGCTCGATCTGACATCTGCAAGCACACTTAGTTTCACGGCTCAGTTCTCTGTGGCGACAAACCCGACAAACTTGACGATCAATCAGTTTGTCCTCGAAGCCTTGAACTAAGGCACGGAAGGAATTTGAACAATGCCAGGCCCCATTAAAGGACCATTTCGTGCTGGTCCATTTAAGGGGGCCTGGAACTCAAAAAGCCCTCAAAGGCAATTCAACTTTGGATGGAATGCTAACCTTCGCGTTACGCAGATCAGCCTTGAAGCTTGGGCTCAAGCATCACCTAACCTTCGTGTTACCCAAGCAGGCTTAGAACCCTGGTTTCAGGCAACCCCCTCTCTTCAAGTAACTCAAATTGGCCTTGAAGTCTGGATTAGCATTAAACCAGCTTCTATTTCTATTCTGCCGAGAGCGGAGCTAGGGCCAAAGGGCTTTCTCGGAATACCGCCACGCAAATTCCGGGAGCGTACACTAGATAGCTTTGTCTTCGCTACTCCACCGCCGATTCAAACAATCGTCATTCCGGGAAATCATCTTGGACCGAATGGACTGCTCGGAATTCCAGTCCGTAAATTCCGGGAGCGCTCTGACACTCCATATTGGAATGCTCCTCCTTTTATCCCACCTTTTGTTCCTGATATTGTTATCCCAAAGGATCGAATTGGGCCAAAGGGATTGCTGGGCATTCCTGTTCGAAGGTTCCGGGAGCGTACACTACCTATTCTGCCCGTTCCTGCTCCTGTGGCTGGCCGCAGTGTTTTCTTTTGGGCTGTGACTTAGGCTCTGGATGGAACAAATTCCTAGGATTACGGACAGCTAGGAAGGGCCGGAAGCCAGGAGACACGGGGGAAGTAGCGGGAAGCCGGGAAAGGCTTGCGAGCGCTGTTCCTAGGTGTGTAGAATTAAGGGTTAGGGCCAACGTTCCGGGGGCGGAAGTGGCCGTAGCGGGGGAAGTGATACAAGAAAGGTGTTCCGGGAGCCTTAAAAAAGGCCCCGAGACAACTTAACCGGGGAAGGTGTCCCTAGAGCTAGCCTCACTCGCGCGGCTGTTTCTAGGTGCTCGCCTCATTGAAAAAGGACCAGCGGGAATAACAGCCACCAGATAAAGGATGGAGGCCAATTATGTCACGCCTTTTAGAGGAACAGACGGTGATCGATAAACTTTCGCATGTTGCGGATGATGGGGGAGGCCCTGTGGAATTCTCCCCTGAAGAAGCGGCAGTGCTTCGAAAAGTCATTAAGGTTGTACGTGGAGTTGAAGCACTTGGTTGGTTGGGGACTGTTATCAAAAACATCCTCTTGCTGCTGGGTGGGCTTCTAATTGCTTGGTCGCAACTTGGCGATTGGTTCTCACAGCACATCCTCGGAAAAGGAAACTGACATGTTGTATCTTGCTAAGAACTGGTCAACGCTGGAATTGGTCAAAAAACGCCTTCTTGAGATCACAATTTCCCTATTCTTGTTTATGCTGTTTGTGATCTCATATGACTATGTTCAAGATCAACGCAGGGAGCTAGCTCCAGTCACTGAATATTTCGAAGTGCGCCAGATCGCAATTCCTGATCATTCGCAAGGAGAGGATCCAATCATTATTTATGATCGGACAGTACACAAGCCTTTTCGCGGAACATACAATATTGAGATTCAAAAGGCAGGAACCCTCCAGCCGCTTGAATCCTGTATCGGGAGAAACACCATCAACTATAGTCCAGAAAAGAAGCTTCCAGAAGATGGGCCTACATTGAGCTGGTTCCTTGGAAAGAAATGCGACATCCCTGCAGGGTCTTACCGGATTGAAGCTTGTTGGGATGTTTACCGATACCGTGCTTCTGTAGTTCATTATTGCAAGCAAAGTGCGATCTTTATGGTGCATGATTCTGCAAATCTTCCTGCGCAAAATCAAATCCTTGAACCCCCAGTAACATCAACTCAGGAGTAAGTCATGAATAAGAACGACATCACACAGATTCAAACCTGGCTCAAGCAACAAGGATACTACCGCTCAACAATTGATGGATTGATGGGGCCAAGAACTGAACAGGCAATCAAGTCATTACAACGTCAATTCGGATTGGCTCAAGATGGGATCGTTGGACCGGATACCCGCCGCATTATGGCGAGTGTCGAGCAGCGAGCGGAAAGCCGGGGCAACCTCTACAAGATTCAAGTCACATTGTTCTCTCTCGGCATCTACAATGGAAAATGCGACGGCATCGCAGGCCCAATGACTGTATCTGCAATCAAGGTCTTTCAGCGTCAAAACGGTCTTGATGATGATGGAATTGCTGGACCCAGAACGCTTGCGAAACTCTTTCCAAAAGATGATGGGCCAGACATTCAAGTCACTCCACCGCCAACCTCCTCCCCTTCCTCATCCAAGTTCTATCTTGGAAATGCTAAACGTTTGGACCTTGAAGACATTCCAAGGATCGCAAACAACATCAAGCTGAAGGTATCTATTGTCAAGGCTTTCCTCCAAGTGGAAAGTAATGGAAAGCCATTCGATGCGAAGAACAGGCCAACGGTTCTCTATGAGCCTCATCTAGCTTACCGCTTTACCAGCGGAGAAATCCGTGCGGAACTCATGAGCGAGGGATTGGCCTATGTGAAATGGGGAACGAAGCCATATCCCAAGACGATGGATGATCGCTACAAGCAGATTGACTTGTGCACGAAGATCGCGGGTGCAGAGGTTGCTGCTGACTCCTCCTCATGGGGTGGCCCTCAGATATGCGGCTTCAACGCAAGGTCTTGCGGCTACATTGATGGTGTTTCGATGGTAAGGGCTTTCGCAGCTGACGAGGAAAATCAAATGGCTGCGATGGGTTCCTTTATTCTTAACAATGCGACACTCTACAACGCACTCAAGCGTCTCGATTTCGCGACTGCTGCTGAGTGTTACAATGGAGCTGCCTACCGCAAGAACAAATATGATGAGAAGCTTGAATCAGCATATTTGGAGTTTGAAAAAGGCTAATTGGATCGGCCTGAGCAAATGATCCTCAAACAAGGAGACTAACATGAAGAAATTCTTTTATTGGCTTGCTGTGCCTATCTTGGCTGTTGCAGCCATTACGCTCGCTTCCACAAGCATGGCTCAAGAAACGGCTGTCGCTGTCGAAGGGGTCACGATCCCTTGGGGCAAGTATGTTTCAGACCTTGCGACAACGGTTGCAGCGCTGACTGTGCCTGCTGTTGCGTGGCTTTTCCGGGCACTTCCGGGGCAGTGGGCAAACATGTTGATTGCCGCACGTGCAGATCAGCTTCTTGAGCGCTCGATCAGCTACGGAATCAACTCTGTGGCTGATGCAAGCCATGATAAGAAGCTTACAGTTCCAATTGCCAATGATGTGTTGCGCGAGGCAGTTCAATATGCTGTCGACAATGCCCCACGTCTCGTCAAGACGTTCGGCGGTGTCGATGTGTTGCGCAAGAAGATTATTGCGCGTCTGGAGGTGGAGGAAAGCGCGTCAGTTTCCTCCGTAATGCATCCCTCTTCAGCCAGCGTAGCGATTATGCCGCAGTTCATTGCTGCTAAGGCGTAAATGTGATGTGGAGCTATCTTGTTGCAACGTTCGGGGAGATAGTGATGAACTCTCTTCTCAAGTCTTTTACAGGCTTCCTCAAGGAGCTTAGGGATGAACGGACTCACAAGGAGCTAGGCGCATCGAAACAAAGAGAGGGAGACTTGAGGGATGAACTGGGAAGGATCACACGTGCTTCTAAGGCTGGGTCTGATCCTGGCCTTCTTGACCCTGAGCGGATGCTCGTGGACCCGAATAACCGGGACAACGCCGGTCAATGAGGGGGAGGCTCCGCCTGTTTGCTCCCAGTGGACTCAGCTCAGTTACTCGCGCAAGAATGATACGCCGGAAACGGTCGCGGGAATAAGGGCAAGCAACAACAGGCAAGAAGCCTATTGCAACATCAAGAAGGGCGGCGGTTAGCCGCCCTTTTTATTTCACTTTGGACGGTGCTTGTGAAGGGCATAGTTGAGCCCGTCCAAGTTGCCGCAAATTGTCGTGAAGAGAAGGTACATGAGCTCTGGCTCCCAAATGGGATTGCCTTTGTAATCTTCTTTCATTCCCTGCGGAATGTACACGTGAACTTTCTTGCCACAGCCTGATGCGTAACCCGCTTCCACATGAGCTGATTTGCCGCAAGGAAGGACTAGGACAAGCTGCTCACACCAATCGAGGGCAGACTTGTCTAGCTTAAATCCCTGCTGAGAAGCAGGATGAAGCAGGCCATTGTTGTACTGATCGAGCGTCCATGATTTCCATTCCGGGTCAACCTTGCTCCAAGAGAAGCCATCATCCCCATCCCCTGGATTGCGGAAATCATAGCACTCGTGCCCTGTATCACGAAGATTTTGAAGCAGGGTGGTGTAGACCGTGTTGCGCCAACTAGAGGCGACATACAGCTTGGTCATGATTGGTCCTCCAGCGCAGCAACCATTGCCAGCATTGCTTGACTGTCGCTAGCCCCTTTCGGAAGGTTGTGAGCCACTTCAAGAGGAGTTGGCTTCCTGCTGAATTGCTTCTTGAAGCCTTCCTTGATCAATTGATAGATGGTTTTCATTGATGAGTCCTTTCTGATGAGTTGTTGGGAAGGCTATTCCTTCCCTAGTTTTTCCATGTAGAGGGTTAGGGATGCGTACACTCCTGGCTCTAGGAGAATACGATTAGTTACAGACATTCCATTGATTGTTTCGAGAACAATATGGTATCCATCGAAGCTTGCGTACACCCCATCCCCAAGATAGCTGCGTTCCCGGCTAGGGGGCTTAACCCCAACATCAACCCTGCTCATTGATCCCCCTCTTTCTTCGCTAATGGCTGGAGCGGCATTGAATCGCGTCTCTCAACAGCAGCCGTAGGATATTTTGCGCTGTTGTCCTTCTCGCCCGCATCGAAGCCTGTGTACATTACGCCAGCGTTGATTTGTATATGAACAGCATGTAGAACAGCCCGCGCGTCCGACATAACGTCCAGTAGCTTATCCCTAGCGGCCTTCTCCCGCTGTTGTAGCTGGAGTTTGTTGCGCCGTTCCTTATCGTCTAGAGCAGCACGCTCCTTGATGATGCCACCTTCAAGGGTCGAATAGTCCTTGAGGATTGCATTGATCTCTTGATCAAACTCTACTTGAGCAGAATTGAGTTGATCGTTGGCTGACTTGATCTCTGATAGGAGTTGGTTAGTTTGTTCTTGAACTGCACGCCGCATTGTTGCGGCAGCCTCATCGAAAATGTTTAACATGGTACGTTCCTTTGTTGAATAGGAAACGGGTCACGCAGGTTATTCTGCGTGACCCTATGTCGTCACGAGCGCTCAACAAGCTGATACTCCAGAACCTTGTTCCCTTGATGCTTGATCCGTTTGATGGTGAACGGTTCCTTGTTGATCTCAATCTTCTGGACAAGACTGCGGCAAGACCCCATAACAATCGCACGCGAGTTGTACGGGGCTTGTTGCTTCTTGGCCTTGTAGAATTGATACACAATTGCTGTTGAAGGGACCGGGAGCAGCTTGCGTCCAAGAATTTCAAACACAAGCCGCTCCGATGGAGAATATTTCAGCTTGGCTTCCCCATTGAGAGTGAAAGCCAATTTCATTTCCTCCTGGCTTACTTGATGTAGATGCCGATGGTTCCTTCCTTGTCAGCTGTCTTGCGCTCCCGCTTGATCTCGACACGCTTGGCGACTGTGGATGCTTCGATGTCGGAGACCAGCTGGTTAACGCGTGTATTGAAGCCGCTAGCAGCCTCCTCATCACCGCCATAGACAACCTGCGTCACCTTCGACAGCTTGACTTGGTTGCCTTCATTCTTGAGGAGAAGGGCCAACAGCATGCCGATTTTCGAAGTGGTCTTTTGGCCGATGGCTTCCCAGATTTTCTCGTGGGGGCCAACATATGGCTTCGCTTCGACCTTGGGCTTGCTTTCCTTCTTGGGCTTGCCTTCCTTCTTGGCCGTTTTGACTGCCGGCTTCTTGGCGGGCACTTTCGCTGCTGCCTTCTTGGCGGCGGGCTTTGCGGCTGCTTTTTTCGCGGGAGGGGAAGCCTTCTTGGCGGCGGGCTTCTTGGTTGTTGCAGTGTTGGTTTCGGTTTGAGATTCAGTCATGGTAGTCTCCTGTTTTGATGTTGGGTTGATAGGCACGTTCTTCTTGCTCGCAGAAGAGGGAGAGAAAGCGGAGCCAGTCGATGATCCCGGTTTAATGGGCGATGAGGCTGGCTTGATTCCATTCTTCTTGCGATCAAGTGAAGCAGGAAGGTCAAGGCCATCGCCAATAACCTCTTCTGGCTTCATCAATCCAGCTTCAACCGCAGAGGCTTCCGCTGACTTGACTTTGTTTGGACCTGGCTCGTTGCCTGGCCCTGGTCCTGGAGGATCGAATTGACCGGAAAGACGCCCTTTGGTGTAGGTCCATTTCTGGAGCCAACCAAGAGGATGAAAGCTTTTGTCTTCCCCGTCATTCCATTGATGCACTTCAGCAATGCCCCACATCTGGGACATTTCCACTGCCTTGTCCTTTGCCCTGTACTCAGAGCCGAATGACTTGGTTTGAGGATTTTTCGCCTCCATCCAAGTCACTACATATTCCATCTTGCTCATTGTGTAACTCCGTGTTGTCCTTTTTAAGCACTACTGTTTTGTTTGTCCTTTCGCCTCCATCATTGCTAATTCAGGATTGTTTTTCGAAAATGACAGGATTGTTTTAGAGATTTTTTCAGCCAGAATTTGCGAAAATTTACAAGACATGCAATTAGGATCGCAAACTGGATTGTGTTGTGTGATGCTGTTGACAATCGCTTCAACAGCCATCATCATTTTGGATGTTACTGGTTCATAGCCTATTGGAAAGAGGAGTTGACAATCATTCTCAATCCAAACAATCAGCATTTTGTCCGGTATTTCTGACACATCCAGAATGTCTTCTGTTAATTCAGAATGCTTCATGGCCCTTCTCCTGCGCTCGATCCTTCTAATGATCTCCCCCTCTGCTAGCTGATTCGAAAGCAGAGGGGGAGCGGGCACTAGATGGAAAGGACCATAACCACCTAGGCAAATCGAATGCCCGCTCCCGATAGACCTTTTCGTGAGGAAAGGAAAGAAGAAAGAAAGATTGAATGAACCTAATCTTTCTTTCTCATTACATTGGTCTAGTTGGCGCTTCTCTTGTGAAGCAGATCGGCAGCAAGGCTCCACAACCCACTATTCACCTTCGTATCAGCAACAACGCCAGTCAATGCGCGCGTCGTATTGCGCCGCTGCTCATTTCCTTCGAAGGTGTAATAGCGTTGTCCGCCCTTCGTGATGTTCTCCTGAATACGATTGAACGTGTTCCAGAGATCATTGCCCGTATCCTCCTTGCGTCTTGCAGTCAGGACAGAGTCAGCAGTCAAGACGGCAATGACGTGATCTTCATGGCGAAGCTTGATTGCCTCGTTAGCAAGCCAACGCTGGTCCTTGAGATTCAACTGAAGCCCCTTCATCGCCTTGATTTGATCGGCGGCAATTTTCATCTGGCCGATAATCTTGTACGATGAATCCGTGACTTCACGAATGATGTCGCCACGGTGAGGGAACTTGATCGAGAATTCAGGATGCTCCTTGTCGGAGGAAATCATTCCATTCAGACAGACTAAGCGGAACCATCCACATTGCATCTTGTAGGACGATGTCCCATCGTGAGCATTGCGGAGGATTAGCTCACCAACAGTGTCGCCGATTGCCTTGACCTCTTCATTAGGACGGCGCATGCGCACAAGGTGCTTTGTGAAGCCACGCCGCTCCTTAGCGCGTGCTCCACCTTGAGAGACTGCGTACACTTCCCACCCTTCCTTGCGCAAGGAGCGGATAATGTCGATGGTTGGAATGTACGTGTATTTCTCGCTGCGTGAATCGTGCTTGTGCTTCGCAAAAAGAGAGGAAGCATATTGCTTCATCTCATCTTCCGTAAGCGGGCGGCGCAAATTGCGCATGTTGGTGAACCCATTGGGCCGCTCTAAGAGTGCGCGTTCAACAGGAGCTGGAACAATTGTTGCAATGGTCGTCATCTTGGTAGTCCTTTCTTTAGGGTTACAGGTTTTGATCGTGATGAGTCACCGCAATGCCGTAGCGTTGGCTGACTCTCTTGGCGATGGCAAAGGCTTCCTTGTGTCTTTGTCCCATCGATTTCAATCGCTCATACGCGATTGCGAACGCCTCTTCTTGAACCGTCACTTTGTGGGCGGCGATTTCTTCGGGCGATGATTCAGGATCCAACTCATTGATCTTGTCTTCAAGCTGGAAGAAGATTGCTTCATTGGCGACATACTCCCATTCAAGTTCAGTCAACACTTTCTTACTCATGTCTTGCTTACTCATGTCTTGGTCCTTTCCTTGATTCGTTGACGGTTGATTTCGCGTGCAATGTTGGTTGGGCGATAATCGCCGAACCATTTCCTGTTGATGCCTGCTGTTGGGGGATATTGATAGCGGGTGTTGTATCCACGACAAATCATTTCCCGGACAACAGCATTGTACCGCTTCTCTAGCCAAGCCAATTTGTCGAAGAAAAACAGTACATGTCCCTTCCCCATTGTGTAATGGGGAGGAATTTTCTTGCTGAGGGTTTGCGGCGTGTGCCCCTTCCCTTGAGCTGCCTTCACAAGATTAAAAATTCTCGGCAACTCCCGGTATTCCGCAATTAAGTGGAGCCGGGATAGCTCGCCAGGAGGAACAACATTGATGCGCGTCATCGGACCCACCTCGCATACGCCTTAGCTTTCATCGACACGAAGCCATCACGCTCGATTAGGAACACATGATGCCTAGTCGCAGCCTTGACGGTTCCGAAGATTGTGAGGCCAATCATTTTGGCCTTTAGCTCTTTCAGCTTCTCATCTTGAGCATTGGTTGACTGACGCAGGCTCTTGCGAGTGTAGCAAGTAGGGATTTCATCACGTCTTTTCATTCAATCCCTCCCAATGCATCAATTGCTTCTTGAAGCTTGCTGTCCGCTTCTTCATTCGTAAACCACTCAAGGGTTTCCTCGATAGCACTGTAGGCATCTTCAAGGGAAGAGATAGCATTTTCAGATTGCCCCGCCCGTTCACTTGACTGAAGGTTTTCCGGGAGATTGTCCTTGTATTCCTCCTCAGCATTCTTGATGTCTTCAATATCTTCCTTGATCCGTTCAAGGTGTTGAACGATGTTTGCTGTTTCTGTCTTGACAGTTCTTGATTTTCCATGTTCAAAACTTACAGCAAATTCCTGATCGAACAATTGTTCGAGTGAAGATGTGAAACTCACAATGTAGTTGAGCACATCAGAAATTTCCTGTCTGCGGTCCTTGTTCATTGTAGTCGGTCCTTTCTCTAGTTGTTGATCAGTTTGATGTTGTGGCTAGGCTTAGTTTCAATTGGCTTGTCCCAGCGGGCATTATCGCCCTTGGCTTGACCAGCGCGGAAGGCTTCCACGGATAGGTTCCTTGAGCTTTGATGGCTTGCTTTCCCTAGCTTGGGGAACATTTCTTTAATCTTGTTGTCGACCAAAGTCCCTCTGTCGACAACAACAAGAGCTGTGCTTTTGCTAAACCCTTCCCGCGCGGCTTCGCGTTCGCGCACTTCCTTGTACATGCGGGAGGAAATCCGGGAAGCAGCGCCAAAGATAAATGACTTGCGCAGCATGTAGGAGGAATTTTCAGGATCAGAATTCGAATGCTGAACAGATGCCTTCACGATAAGGTCACGCAGGGAGCGATAGACCCAAGACGCAAACTCAACATCTTGCCCATAACCATAGAACAAGATGCTTTTGCTGCCGTGATAGATCGCTCTTGTATTGGTCAGTTCAGCAATAGCATTCACTGTTCCATGACAGAACCAGCGGTGATAGCAATCGGTTATCTTAATTGATTCATGCAAGAAGCCTTCCTCTTGCACCTCAGTTTCACTCATGGTGATTTGATATTTATCCATAAGCTTTTGAGCCATCATAACGGCAGCCATTGCTTCCGCTTCACTGGCACCGTTGTCGACTGTCTTAGAGAGAAGGGCTTTTATCTTGTCTGCGATAGATCGCCGTTGTTCAGGGGTAAGGGTCATTGTGGCAACTCCCCTAGGCCAAGGAAGCCTCCAACAATCCAGCAGACAGAGATAGCAAGCAATAAGCCCGCAATGAGGGTGTAGTGAATTTGACGTTCAGTCATTGTTTCGATCCTTTGATGAGAGTGAGGTTGGGTTTCTCCGCACGTGCGGGGACGGTTGAAACAAAATGGTCTTTTGCAGATGTCCCGTCTTTGAGCCGGAGAAATTCAAATGGCCACACACCATGATAGGCGCGGCGCATGAGCCAGATAGCAATCAGGATTTCCATCAGCTAGCTCCTGTTATGAACGAAGCTTTCATTGAAAGCCTTTTTGGACTTGTGGTGCCGGTTTTCGTTGTGTCCCTTGCGATACAGTTTGATGTGTCCGTTTTTATCCACTTCAACAACAGTCATTGGCTCATAGTAGATTGTCATGACTCCGTGAAGGTTGCAATGTTTCACAATCCATCCAGTTTGATTGCGCTTCCAGCTCATTACAAAGCCTCCAGCGTCAACGAGTAGCGCGCAAGGTATTCGCGGCGCGCAACCTCTTCAGAATGATCAGCTTGTGCTGATGTTTGAGAGAAGCGAAGGCTATCCGCCTCAATCCCGCGAGGAGTACGGATTGTGTAGTTGAAAAATTCCCCGATGCTAGGCTTGTTCATCGGTCGCTCCTTTCCCTTGAACATTGAGAGGAAGTCAGCATTGATGATTTCGATATTCATTGTCGTGGTCCTTTTTGTTTGAGCTTCTCATCAGTTGCGTTTGCTCAACACGCAATACAAAGAAGGAAACGCGGTCGCTTCCCTCTTTGTTTCGATTTTGCGGATGTTATCGAAACACCTTGCTAGGGTGTTCCGGGTTAGACGTTTACAATTTCAATTAGAAGCGGGATCAACTCAACTGCTCGGCTCTAGGGCCTACCGTTCGCGCGCTAGAGAAGCGGGAGCGGGAGTGAGGGGCTTGGGACACTGCGGCGGTTAGCTTATCTGCCTTCCCTCTGCTTATGGCCTATTCGGAAACCCGCGATCATATCGCGGCGGATAGGGCTAAAGACGTTTCCCGGCTCTGGCTACTGTCGAGCGCTGGCGAGGGGGAAAGGGGAGAGGCGCTAATCCTGTGACTTGGTCACGGAAAGCCTCAAGATCGATTTACATTTCAAACAGCAGGTTAGGGGCGTTCCGCTCTCACTAACACGCAGTGTTATACGCTGAAATATGTTAGAAAGAAAGAAAGAAAGTGAGCCCTAGGAGGATACCAGCGAGCTAGGTTAATGCTGTCTTTATATATAGGCCCATATAGGGATGTATGAGGGGACGGGAGGGAGAGACACCCAAAAACACAAGAATTATGGAGACTTTCGTGTCCTAGAGCCTAGCACGCTAGGAAGCCGCTACGCTACCGGGAGCGGGGAGGGGCTTCTAATCCCCTTCCTCCCCTGAACGGCCAGCGGGCGGTGTCACCCTTCGATCCTAGAAGGGCTTCCGGCGAAACGTCCTAAACCTCCCCTAGCGAGCGGGAGCGGGACTCAATCCCTGCTAGAATTTGCGCCGAAAGAAGGTCATGGCTCATTGAGGAAAGGAAGGAAGAAACTCCATTTTGCCCGCTGCCCGCGAGTGCGTACAAATATGCCCGTCCAATTCCTACCGCTGTAGCTCCCAATCCAAGAAGTCTCGCAACATCGCATCCACTTTGTACTCCACCATCAATCATAATTTCATTCTTCGGAAACTGGCGGGCGATTTCTGACAATACATCAACAGGAGCGCTAGAGAAATTGAGTTGTCTCGCTCCATGATTAGATAGAATCACAGCGTCTGCTCCTATCTTGAATGCTGAAGCTACATCATGGATATGGAGAAGCCCTTTCAGAATTAGCTTCCGGCTCCAAATGTTCCTTATCCATTTAACCCCATCCCAGTCCCAAGTTGGATCAGCTTGAGTCTTGACCCAAGAACTAAGGGAAGGGATCGTGCCTCCGCCTAGCGCGCGGGAAAGGAATTGATAGGTGTAGCTATCACTCGACATCTGATCCATAAACCAAAAGGGCTTGGACATGACTTGTGAAATGTGTTTCATCTTAAAGCGGGGAGGAACGGAAAGCCCATTTTGTATATCACGCATTCGTGTTCCAATAACAGGAGCATCGAGTGTAAGGACAAGTGCAGAGCATTCCTTGAACTTGGCTTGATCAATCATCCATTCCATAATCTTTCGATCCTTCAATGGATAAAGTTGAAACCAAAGCTTGTTCCATTCTGGCGGATTAGGAATGTACGTCAAGTCATTGATGCTCATCATAGAATAGCAATATGGAATGTTTATTTCAGCAGCGGCCTTGGCAGCTAGAATTTCACCATTGGCACGTAACATTCCAGTCAATCCGCAAGGCGAAAGATAAACAGGCATTGAGGATTTCTGAGTCACAATTCTCGTTTCAAGCGAAAGATTATCCCAAGGAACGCAGACCCTGTGAATGACCTCAATCCCATCTATCGCTTCCCGGTTCCGCCGAACACCCGACTCATCCCACGATCCTCCTTCAATGTAATCGAAGAACATTTTGGGAAGCCGCTTTTGAGCGAGCACTTTGTAGTGATCGAAGGTCATTGTTCTTCTCCTTGAGAGATTGCTAAGCGTATTTCGTCCAGCGTCAAACTGGATATGTTCTTCTTGCGTTGAAGGTTTGAGAGCAGCATCTTGTCAACAGTGTTCCGGGCAATCAAATCATAGTAGTTGACTGCTCCTACAGTTCCCATCCGGTGAACACGATCCTCGGATTGCCAACGGTGAAGGGCATCGAAGTCATTGCTGTAATAGATAACGTCCGTGCATCCACTAATTTGTAGATTGAGTCCTGTACCGCCTGCTGCTGGATTGGAGATAAAGAAACGAGCATCACCGTAATTGAATCTGTTGACTGCTGCTTCCCGGTCCTTGGACTTTGTTGCGCCGTAATAGGTTACAATCTTCTGGTTGGAAGCTTTCTTAAGTGCTGCCTCAATGCGCTTGATATCCTCGATGAAGCGTGCCCAGATAATAATCTTCCCTTCAATTTGCTCCACAATGTCAAGTAGGACTTGAACTCGTTCATCTGAAATAACCTCAACCTCCCCCTCGCCAATAGGAAGGTATCCGCAAACAACTTGCTGGAGGCGCAAGATCATTTCAATTGCTGACTTTACATCCACAATGCTTCCATCATTCATCTCAGTCATGAACGTGTTCTTGAGGTTTTCATAATGCCGCCTAACTTGAGGGCCTAACTCATAGACACGTTTCGAATAAATCTTGGGAGGAAGCTTGAGGGCTTCCGCCTTCGTGAGACGATAGGAGTGGGGGGCAATTATGCTGTAGAACTCCTCAGTGTTCTTTTGGCCAACGATATTCCTGCCTTCCCATCCTCCCATGATTGTGTACCTGGCCTTAAAAGTTCCGACATACTTGTGTCCCAAGATGTCTGGATTGAGGAACATAAACTGAGACCACGCATCAACAATGTTCCGGGAGATTGGTGTTCCAGTCATGATGCGGCGATAGGTTGCGATCCTTCCAAGGTTCCAAGCATTACGTGTCCGGCTCGCTGTTCCATTCTTAATCAAGTGGCTCTCATCAATCAACATCATTGATTTCCCGGAATGCTTCCTAAGAAAATCGGTCGCATAATCCCGTCCATCTGGTGTCCGTATAGCATCAATGTTTATGGAGAAGATATTGAGAACCTTAGACTTGTTGAAAACACGTGTGTCAATATCTTTCCCACGCCAAAGGATCATATTCACCTTGATTGATGGATCCATGTGAAGGGGGATTTGTTCTTCTAGCCATTGGCGATGAACGCCTTTTGGAGCGATGATTAGCCATCCAGTCAGCTTACCTTCCTTGTACAACATTCCTGCATTGGTGATGCCAATTGCTGACTTACCCAATCCCATTTCAAGGAACCAAGCATATGATTGACGTTGCGCGGAAAGATTGATTGCTTTCTTTTGGTGATCAAAGAGGGGAAGCTTTGGCTTGTAATGGGTCTTCACTTCTGCAACGAATGAATTCTGCGTTGCGAGGTTTTCGAGCTCAGCCAGTTCAGAAAGCCGGTTCCCCTTATCCTCATAATCAAACTCAAGACTCGATGCTGCAAGTTTCTTCATGTTGACCTTGATTGCTTCGAAAGAAACAGTCTTGCTTCCGTTCCAAATCTTCCGGCCACTCAATCCCGCGACCAACAGAACAAAGGCATAAGGGAAAGGGGCTTCCGCTTTCGCCCATCCGTTCTCGATGACAATCTTGATCTTGCTCATTTGGAAACCCTTTGAAACCTTAGCCGCCAACGGTCAGCAGCAGTACAACAAAGCATTCCGCTGGATTGGCGGTAGTACACAGCAATGTACCATGTTCCATCTATGCGGCACTTAGCAGCACCCGCCTCGACAAACTCATAACTGTCCTTACCATCTACATGCTTGTACTTGTAACCCTTCCCTTTTCCGTATTCAGCATTGAGCACTTCAATCTCCTTGCGCTCATTGCTAGTTGAGGATTGGTTTTCCGTTTTCGTCTTTGCCATAGTCCTTCTCCTGAATCACTGCTTTGAGCTGTTCATAGACCTTTTGAGTCATGTACATTTTTGTTCCATGGTAAACAGACATATCATCTGTTACAGTGTATTGCGCCCCCGTCTTATCATCCTTGATGACTGTTCCAGGTTCAACTTGAATCAGTTCTAGCCCAGAAAAGGGAATAAGTATTTGAGTCATTGTTGTTTCCCATCCCTCGTGTTCCAGTATTGAAGGGCAATCGAGAATGTCCGTCCAATAGCTGCAGGGCCAATCGAACAGAACTCATGATTACAATAGATTGTGATATTGCCCCGCTTGTCACGTCCCAACCATTCTTCAACAACAGGAGGGAAGCCGCAAAATGGGCAGGGCAGAGGTTTGTTGTTCATAGCATGTCATTCCTTTCTGCGAGCCATTGCGGGAGAGTTACAACCCACAAGGTCTTTGATGATGGCTTCTTGACATATTCGATCTGAGACCGGGGAAGCCAGACAGCCTCTTTATTATCGTCCCACTTGAATAGAATGGCTTTCTTCTCGGGCTTATCATAAATGATTTGCCCTTCAACATCGATAAGGTCTGACTTGTAATTAGCCATCACACAAACCTCTTTGGCGGCATGTAGATCGATCCGCTGACTGGCCTCCAAATGTGAAGGCAGTTGTTGTGAATGTTGACGTGTTCGGAAACTGGAGGATGAATCTGGAAGCAAACCTCTTCAGGTAGAAAGAACAGATGCTTCATTGAATCCATTTCGGTCCAGTTGGGAATACGGTTCTGACGTGACACTGATAGGTGTTCCCACTCCATAGAATCACCCGGCTCACCATCAATTGTCGCAAGAACCTTCAGCATTTTTCCATCGATAGGGGAGGGGACAAGAAACGCTCCCGCAAACTCGTTGCCGAAGCTTCCCTTGAAGATAGCAAAGGCTTCCGCTGTCCGTATGCGGTATTGGTCGACTGCTGGTTCAAGAAGATTGCGCATTCATTTCTCCTGTTTAAGTTCATCAGGTATTCCATCCACATCACAAAGGTATCGGATTGCCTTTACAGAGATCATCCGAAAGTTTTGTGGAACTGTTCCCTTTATTGCATAGATTGCCTTCCCCGCGCGCCCCCGGTCCATGATTGCTGGGGCCATACGGTAATAATCCCATGCATTGATCTTACAAAAGATTTCATCAGTGTCATCGCGCGCAAAGATGTTAAGGGCCCAAGCGGAACCATCCTCAGCAGTCGCATCATATAGCTTTCCGTTCCGCTTGATGATGTTTTGTTGATCATTTTCGTTACGTGGAGCGATGCGCGTCAACACAGCAATGATCATTACCTCTTCATAACGCCCACGTGCAGGATCGCATTGGACTGTTTTGACTTCAACAGGAGAGCTAAATATATTCTTGACTGTCAAATCAGGAACGTGCTT